GTGCTCTTTCGATTATCAGTCGAATGCTTTACCAACTAAGCTATGTTTCCAAGTCCAGATGAAAGGATTTGAACCTCCGACAACTCCGCCCCAAACGGAGGGCTCTACCAAACTGAGCTACATCTGGTTGGTATTCCTGAAGGGATTTGAACCCTCGTTTCCGCCTTGAAAGGGCAGCGTCCTAACCATTAGACGACAGGAACTTATTTGCTACAACCACCAAGGAGGGACACTCCATCGGCAGCGTAGCAACGACGATGAGGGGATTTGAACCCCCGACTTCTTCCGTGACAGGGAAGCACTCTAGACCACTGAGTTACATCGTCAAGGTGGGAGGAGCAGGATTCGAACCTGCGAAGGCAGAGCCGTCTAATTTACAGTCAGATTCCTTTAACCACTCGGAAATCCTCCCACGATGGGTTTGGTGGGACTCGAACCCACGGTACGCTGGTTAAAAGCCAGATGCATTTGCCGCTATGCTACAAACCCAAATAATGTGGTAAATATTCAGTTGTCAAGGTGCTGGTGGTATCTCAACCACCCTTTAAGAATACCACCATTTGGACTCTGGAGGGAGATTGGTGGACGCTTAGGAGACTGTCACAAGCAACAAAAAAAGGGGAGGAAACTTTTGGTTTCTCTCCCCTTTCTCTTTGCTTTTATGGATTACATCTTACATATGTCTATCCATATCCACAAACAGGGGAGTACCCTCAATATGCCAATAGCGGCAATCAAGGTTACTAATCTGTTTGGTGGGCATTTGGAAAGACATTGTTTTCGACCTAAGTGTTTTTATTTATAAGACTTTTTTGTTAAAAAGTCAACAGGTTAGGAGGGACTCGAACCCCCGACCAACTCATTAGAAGTGAGTGGCTCTATCCATCTGAGCTACTAACCCAAGAGACCTCCAGGTTTGTGCATCGTTGAGAGGCATAGGAGGGGTAGGTCTTACACGGAGTTTGGACCCCCGCCGCCTATGAGAGTATTATAGGAGAAGGGGGGACATTTCGTCAAGCCCCCCCCCAGACATATTTTATTGTATCAAACTTCTACCGTAATCAGTTTGTTAGCATATTCGTAGGCATAATGTGTTCGGGCACCATGAATACCCCAACCAATCCAACTATATGCATAGTTCATGTAGCGATCTATTGATTTACCAGGAGTTTTCATTTTCTCCTCAATTCTTTGCCACTGAACCTCATTTGTTAGATAACGAAGTTGCGTTTGAAGTGCTGATGGATCTCCACCATACTTCTTAGCAAAATCACCCAATCCATAATATCGATCGGCAGATGTCCATTGGATTAGTCCGTAACCACGCCAGCAGCCACGGTAACTAGTCCTACTACCACCTTCACAAATATTAGGCACGAACATAGATTCTTGCTTAATATTTCCAAGAATAGTAGCAAGGGCGTTTCTGTCTTTTATACCATAATCCTGGAGAAATGCCAGGGTGGCATTTTCATTCTCATTACACCCTTTACAAATTAGCCTTTTCTCTTTAGGCTTTGGTGGTGCAACCTCTAGGATTGCTGTCTTCTCGGGTTCAAACTCTTTAATAACGGAATAAGGTTTATCCACCGGAGGGGGAGGACCTTGCAGTTTATAACTAGAGAAAGGCAGTGATGCCGTATTGGTTGTAACCATTGCAACAAGAGGAACGGCTACAGTAAAGAAGTTTAGCATTAAAATTGATTGAACTCTACATCCGTATAGAGAAAGGGGTACACCTCTTTCTCAAGAGGCAATCTCCACGGCTCTAAATCACATTCAAATTCTCATAATAAAAAACCCTGCTCATAACAGGGATTTTAGCATTATAAGTTTTTATTTAGGATTTGTCAAACAAATAGTTAAAAACCAAATTTTTTACTAAATACCTACAGTGTTTATCACAACAAGAAAATGAAAAGACTTCTATTAGCCTTTTCGTTATTCTTTACCATTCCAGTTAATGCTGCTGAAATTACATCAAGAATTACTGATTCTGTCCAATTAAAAGTTGATGGTGCTGCGATTCAATCTACAAGAATTGGTAGTTCATACTCAGCGTCAGGAACGAATATTAAAGTAACTACACTCGGTGGAGTTGGTTCTGGCTCTGCAACAACTCCAGCATCCATCACTGATGGAACTTATGAAATCAATACTGATGGACAAGCATTCACATTTTCAGAAACTGCTGCCATCGGTGATGTACCAGTAACCTCTCAAACTGTTACTAATGGTGTTGTTGGTTCGCCAAATCTTTATGGTGATAGTATCACTCAACCAGGTGGAGATAAAGGTTCACTCGCAGGAACTCTCTCTGCCACAGGTGTTCCTACTGTTACTGCTGGTGGTGCTGGTACTACTGCTACAGGACAACGTAGTATTGAACTGAGCGTATTCAAATGAAAAATATCCTAGCAGGGTTGTTCCTGCTAGGGTTTTCTTGTCCTGCCCTAGCTGAAAGTGTTGTGCCTAATTTTACTAGGGGTACAATCAATGCAACCACAGAATCAACTACAAAAGTAATAGAAACAATTCGTCAAGTTGAATATACAACTGGCGAATCGTATACTGTAACTGGAACAAACATCAACATACCTAGCATCCCGCAACGTGGTGCTAATTATACAATTATGGAACAAGGTGCCTCATTTCAGTTCAGTGAAACCTATCTTGGCCCTGGAGTGGCAAAAGAGACATGGATAGATCGCACCACAGAAACTCAATCAACCACTACATCAATCTCTGTCTTTACGCAATAATTTCAACAGGGACTGCATTCGCACAAAGTGCTCCAGCACCATCCAATACAAACATAGCAGGACCATCAGCATCTGCTACTGGTAACGTAACGAACCAGGCAGTTCAGGTATTACAAGGTCCTTATGCTTTAAATACTTATGGTGGTGGAGTTAGTTGTCAAGGAGCAACATTTTCAATATCACCATTTCTATTAAAGAATGGCAACCAAAGCGATGATCCAGAAACATATCCCTCAAGAAATCATAATTGGGGGATATCTGCTGGGTTTAATATTCCTTTAGATGGTGGTTTGATGGAATTATGTAAATCAAGAGCAAAAGTAGAAATTGCTAGGCAACAGGCAGAAACAGATAAAGCAAGATTAGATTTTGAATTAGTTAGATTATTAAAATGCGGTGAAGCAATTAAAACAGGAATTACATTTCATCCCGATAGTCCATACTATAAAATCTGTGCTGACGTAGTTGTGAGGTATCCAAATGGAACCAATACAACAACTAAGTAGTACTAATATAGCACCAATAAAGTCCGAAATACCAAAAATTGGTATTAATGGTCCAAGTATTATTCCAAAAATAGAACCACCTATAACACAAAGTATAGATTCTCCAGTAACTAAGGGATTGGCATTACCAATATTTGAGATGCCAAGTCCAAAAATTCCTTATCCTATAATTAACGTACCAACCCAAGAAGAATTTGATGCTGCTGTAAAAGCAGATCGTGAAAAACAACAGCAAGAAGAAAAACCAAAAGAAAGAGGATTACCAGATACTAAACCACCAGAACTTCCACCTGCTGTTCAACAATTAACTCAACAACCACAAACTCCAATAGCAGAAATACCTGCGGATAAACCAACTACCCCCACATTTTCAGTTTATGGAGTCAATATTAATTTACCTGATCCTTCTCTTGTTGCTACGGCTGGTGCTGTCGCAGTAGTTACTACTGCTTCTACGATGGTGGCAACTACTACATTAAATGCACTTAAAAATGCAGCAGAACCATTAATTAAAGAAGCAACAAAAAATAAATTTAAAATTAAAATAAAACAAGTTAAACCCGTTTTACACTATGTACTAACAGAAGGTGGTCACATTGATATCTTTGAATATTCTGCCGAAGGTACAAGACTCATAGAGCAAGTAACTAATGTGGAACAATATATTCGAGATCAAGTCGAAATCAATGCTCTCTACGAGATTGACAATAAAATCATTATTGATGATGTAATCAAAGATAAATTCACAAAAGAAGGCAAAGAAAGATTTAAGTCTCTCTTTGCCCCAGCTAAAAAGGTTGCTAAAAAATTATCTGCTAGATTATCAATTTAATCCCAATTAAACTTAGAGATAATCCACATAATAATCATAACTGGTAATTGAATCAAAACGTTAGAAAGAATTTCTAGAAAGATATTATCTTTCTCTTCCTTACGTTTATCCTTTGCTGGTGCCGTGGTCATTTTGTAACACCTTAAACAAATCTTTACTATTTAATAAAGTTGTATCAAATTGTAACGATTTTTTACGACCTCTTCGTGCGGGTCTCCTAACAAAACGAATCACCTCTGGTGGTTGTCTCTTGGGAATAGGTCTTCTATTCTCAAGCATTAGTCCATCATTCGTTAGTAATCTTAGAACTATTAATACATCTAAGATGAGAAGTTTCATTTTTTATTCTTTAACTTAAAAGCAGCATCACCAAGAAAAGAACCGACTGCAAGCACAAGTACTTTAGCATAAGCATCACGACTTGTACTTTCCAGTTCTACTTGCCCTTCTGTCCTAATCGCAACAGACTCAACAGCAGAAATCATAAATGCTGCCCAGATAATAATGAATAATCTAACAAGGTTAAAATAAATCATTTTTGTCTCCTTGATTCTAGTAAAGCAAAATCTTTCTTCTTGGTTCCACCATCATATTCCCAGGCATATCCTTCATCAATCATCATCTGATTAACAGATTTTTTCTTATTGACTGATGATACTTCCTTATCACCAATAAACAAATGTCCCAGAATTCTACCATACTTTTCAGTAGAATCTGGGAGTTCTGTTTTAACAATAATATCAGTTTGACATTCTAACTTTTTCTTGAGCCATTCTTTAACTTCTAATCCTAATACTTTTTCTTTTGCATCAGTAGTACGACTTTCAGGAGTGTCAACCCCAGCAAGGCGAATGCGTTTAGTGAGAGAAATGTCAAACCCTAAATCTATCATTGCATCTATGGTGTCCCCATCTACAACTTTTAGAACTTGTTTGATTCTGTAAATATAAGGATCTTTATCCATTAGAATGGTAATTTGAACTTCTCAGTATTTATTTTAGGAATGGGTAGTTTTTCAAATGCTTTGGTGACTTGTTTTTCTACTACAGCACCAACAAATTCCTCTGGATTATCCAAAATCTTTTGTGCTTTCTGATAAGTGATGTATGCTCCTACACCAATCGCAGCACTAATGCTTAGACTTGTGATTGATAGTATCAGACTTAAATTTTTCATCGTTCATCTCCTCGTGTGCTAACTTTAATATGTAGTAAATGATGTATGCGGTGAAAGCAAGTCCGCAGGATAATATTATAACAACACCCCAAGGGAACTGATCCATCAATACTTACCTTCTGTACAATACTGGACTTTCTTATTTGGATAATAAGGATACAAACCATTTTGGGGTTTCATCCATCCACATCCAATCAACCATTCTTTTGTGAGTGGAGTTGGAGTAACCTGTTCCCACAAAGGTTTCTCTGCTGCCATTTCAAGATATCTAGCAGTCTGATTAGATTGTTCTTCTGCCCAGTTTGCATCTGCTTCCCAAGGAACAGCACGACTTTGCATCATAGATTCATAAGTAAGTTTAGTTTGCTTCATAACCCAAGCAGGTATTTCACTATCTTGATGAACCTGTGCCATAAATGCAGTATGTAGTCCACCACCCATAGCGTCTTGAACAACGTGCCAACCTTCGTGTCTTAAAGTTCCAAGAAACTCCCTTTCATCTTGAAGAAGAGTTTCGTTAATAAAGAAACGATTATAGTTTGGTTTATAAAGTCCTACAGTTCTTGGAGTAAAATATCTAGATGGAGCAACATAAACAGGAACTTCAAGTTTATTCAGAGCATTTACAATTCTAACTATTTCTTCTCTAAATGGATCAAAGTCTGGACTTTTTAAAAACTCAGATTCTGCTGATAATTTTTCGATACCCTCCGTACATTCCAAAAGTATCATACAACCCATTGCTTCAAGGCTATATGGTTTTACAGTTGGTTGTTTAGGTTCCAATGAACTTGCAATTGCTGGAACTGCTAATGTTAATGATAATCCGATTGCTGTGAGGAATTTTTTCATTCATCCCACCATCCTTCTTGTTTATGAATCCAGACTTTCAAATCTTTTACATACTTTCTCAAGATCTGGGCCTGTTCTTCATGCCAAAAATCACCCGTCTCCATATGAAGGCGGGTGTGATTATCTATTGCTTTCAGAATGTTGTGGATTGGTCCGTTCCAACACTCTCTCTTGGGAGTATTCCATTCTCTGGGCATTTGTATTCAACCGTGTAAAGTTGTCCATTATGAATGTAATCAACTTTGCATAAATTGGGTCCAATTATAACATTACCAGCAATTAAAATTTCTAGTAACATTACTTTTTCTTACCTCCATTTTTTGCCTTTTTGGCAGTAGCATTACCTTGATTTTGCTTTTTATTACCAGCAGAACCTTTTTTACCTTTATTTGGTGATTTAGACATCATAGATCTCCTCTTTGGAATGGTTTTTCTTCATCAACTTTTGCTTCGAGTGCTTCAACTCTTTCTTCAAGAGAAGAATCTGACGCTTCAGAATATCCAGTATCAACTAAAGGTAGTTCTTCAGTTCTTGTTTGAACTGGTTCTTCCCAAACTGGTTCTGGTGGTGTAGGAGGAGTTTCTACAAACTCTTCTCTTTTTGGTTCTGCTTTTTTCTCATCATCATCGTCACCTTTCTTCATGGTATTAATACCAAAAGTAGCAGCGGATGCTGTAAAAACAGTCGCAATAAATGTTGGGTCCATCTTAGATAAAGCACCTGCATAACTTGCAGTCAGAAGAGCAGCAGCCCAACCAAGAATAGCAACACGGATCACTGTGTTCATACAAGTTTCCCTTTTTTTAGTTTTGTTGTCCATTTTAGGTAGTAAGTGAAGTTAACCTTTTTTCCAAGATTCACCTTCTGCTTTTCTCCTACGTGCAAGTCCTGCTTCTACATTTGAACCAGGATTTCTGTATAGGTATAAAGCATCGGGAACTAAGTCCCATTCTTTATTCTTCAGGCGTTTAGTAATAGTATTAAAGTTATCACCACCGTAAAAACCGGCACCAAGATTATAAGCAAAGCTGAGCAGAGCGCCTCTTTTTCCATCTGACATTTCATTCCAATGTGGGATTTTACGGAGTGCAGGAAGGAATTGATTCTTGCACTGACTGATTAATAATTCGTCTGCTTCTTGCTGGGTAATCTTATCACCCATTTGGAATGGTTGCCCATTCTTATTTCGGGTAGAACCCCAACCGATTGTAATTGGAAGTCCACCAGTTAAGGGATCAGGATATGCTGATAAATGACATCCTTCAAATTCCTTGATTAATTTGATACCCATCATAGGGACATCATCACCACCACTTGCGACAGCAGGAGCAGAAGCACCGCCGCCGCTAGTTACTTTCCCAGAGATTTACCACAATGTGGACATACATCTCCAGCAGGAGCAGAAGCACCAGCAGATGATCCACCACCCTTACCTCTATAAATTTCCGCCCAGTCTGCGTTATCTTCAAGATAATCATTAGGAAGATTATCTTCTAACCACTGAACTGCTTTAATATGACTTGGGTTTCTATCGTCATAAAATTTAAAAAAGTTATGTAAATCAACTCTTGCCATCGTTTCCTCCGAAATACTTTTGATAGAGTTCGTTTGCTTCCTTATGCTTTCCGTTATCAGCAAGATCCTTAATTACCTTAAGCATCTTAGCTTTAAAATTAGTCGAAGATCCTTCCCCACCCATCATTGCCTCCTGGACACCAACGGTGCTTAAGAACTGCTTTGGTGTAAATGGTCTTCTTACCGTTAGTTACAGGACCTGAATAATTATCATTTAAAGAACCATAAGGATCATTTACATAATATCCCTTCCCATCTGGTGTCTTACCGATTACAACACACATATGCCCACCAGTAGGTGCAGATAAAGAACCCCTGTGCAGAATACCAATAACAACAGGTTTGCCTCTATCAAGGCTTTTATCAATATCAGCAAAAGAAAGATTGTAGCTAAAGTGTGACTTAACTCCATAACCCGCCAAAACTTTTGTCTGTACGGAGTGATCAGTCGTATCACCAATTGCGAATACTTTTTTAACGTATTCATCATCACCTTTAATGCTTCCTGGCTTGAGGAATGCAAGGCACATAGCGCACGATGAAGAGTTGCAAGTTCTATGTGCATCTCTATAATTGTCTACCTGATTAAAATAAGGAACATCTAAAACTGCAGGTGTTGGTGGAGCAGTTCTAAAAATACTTACCCAATCAGATTCAGAATCATCTAAAAATTTTTCTGGTAGGTTATCTTCTAACCACTGAACTGCTGCAACATGGTTGGGGTTTTTATCATCATAATACTTAAAAAAGTTATGAAGATCTAGGGTCATCTTCCTCTCCTATAAATTCTAATGAGAAAATATCATGCTCTAGAATATCAGGATTCAACCATTCACCAAATTCAGATTGAATCGCATGGGCATCTTCAATATTTTCTTCAGAGAGAGTATGAATACGATCAATTGCCCAATCGTAAGACTCTTGAATTGTTGTTTCAAGTGTAGTCATAGTATTTAGAAGATTCGTTATTTTTTTAACTCTACCATGTTTGGGATTTGAAGCCAAGTCTAAATAATTAAATAAAGAATTATTATGGATTGGCAATATAATGGAGAAGTCTTTACCGATGTTCCCAAAGGAATGGAAGGGTTTGTTTACATAATTACAAATCTTACGAATAACAAAAAATATATTGGTAAAAAACATTTTTGGACTAGACAAAAGAATAAAAAAACAGGAAGAAGAAAGACAGAAGAATCTGATTGGAAAAATTACTTTGGTTCTTGTGATGAACTCAATGAAGATGTAAAAAAAATAGGTAAAGAACATTTCCTTAGAGAAATTCTTTACCTATGTCCTCATAAGAAATCTATGAGTTATTATGAAACTTATGAACAATTTAATCGTAATGTATTATTAAGTGAAGAATATTATAATACCAATATTGGTGGAACCTTTTATATGAGTGAATCTGAAAGAATTTATGGTGTGGTTCTTAAGTCTTCTAAGATTAGCTAAAGCCTCATCTTCAACCAGAACAAAGGTATTCTAGCAATAAAAAAGGGTCTTGTCAAGACCCTTTAAGTGTGTTATGATTCTTTATATCAGACACCTTGTATCATAGATCCTGGGGATTGCTTCAGATTAGGAAGATCAACCCCAGCAGCTTTTTTCTTTTGAAGTTCAATTGCCTTTTGACCCAATTGAGCAGCTGCAGATGGTGTTAATGCACCTGCTCCTGTAGATCTTTTAATTTGAAAACTTGGATCACCTTCAACAATACTTTGAATACACGTGGCATCCATTTCCATCATCACATAAAGTGCTTCCTCTAAAGTATCTACGTGTCCCTGTGAAAAAAGATATTCAAGGACAATATCGTAAGATTCCATCTTAACTGGTTTTATGCCTTCTTTTTCAATACGCTCTCTTGTTGCCTTTAACTCTTTTGCCTGAGAAACTAGACTTTCTCTTTTTTTAAGTGTTTCCGGTTTTAGAGAAGGAGTTGGAGAAGTTGCAGCAATTTTATTAGACTTAGCAACATCAACTGCTGCTTTTATACCTGCCTCACCCCCACCAGCTTTCTTAGATGCTGCCATTTCAGCAGAAGTGGGAGTTCTTCTTTCATAAGAAGTTCCAGTAGCAGTCACATTTTTGGACTGAATAGTTGATGGTTGGGGTTTTGGTGTAGAAACAACTGGTTTTGGAGAAATTCTAGGTGTAGTTGCGGCAGGTTGTGCAAATGTTCTTGTATTTTTACGAGCACCTGCAAATTCATCACCAGGTGGTTGATTTACCCCATATTTTCTATCAATTGCAGCATCAGCAGCAGCATCTCTTCTTGCCTTATCCTTCATTGCACGATTTGCAAGATTGTCAATTTGTAATTGATCACGACCACGAACAGTTACATATCTATCAATGTTCTGCCTTCTGAAGGCATCAGAACCTGGCGCATATCTTTGCCAGGTTTTTGGTTTTCCTGGTTCCATAGTTCCAACTATACCACCTCTTGGTGCAATTACACCAGTTGCACGAGATTGATCCTTTGCTGATGGATTATATGTTCTTCCAGTATTAGGATTATATGATGCACCAGAACCAGTGGCAGTTGATTTTACCTTTTCTACTTCTTTTTCTCTTTTTGTCATAAAGACGCCAGCAGGATCCCACCAAGCACGCTCTTGAATAATGTTGTTAATATTTTCACTATTCATTTCCATCATCACATAAAGTGCTTCCTCTAAAGTATCTACGTGTCCCTGTGAAAAAAGATATTCAAGGACAATATCATAGGCATCATACTGTTCTTTAAATCCAAGAATGTTTTTAGTTCTTTGAGACATTAGTTTAGTAGCAGACGAAGAATAAGGACCGCCAGAAAGTTTTGACTGTGCTTGAGGAGCAGTAGGAGTTGGAGGACCAGAATATCCTGATTTTTCATTACCTGGTGCTTGAGGTGCAGGTCTTAAAGCACGAAGTTGGGCAGATTGTTTTGCCATTTCACTCTGACCGGTTCCAAGTTGCTGACCAGTTGGACTTACTTTTTTAGCAAGAGTATCCTTATACTTTGCTTTCCAAATATCCATACCCATATCCCTTACCTTTGCCATCTCAGTGGGATCTCCACTCTTTCTAGCAGCAGATGCAGCTGCCATATACTTAGAAACCTGATCGGATGCTTTTATTGTTGCTGTTGGTAAAGCAGAAGGTCTCTGTACTTGTGGTTTTTGTACTTGTGGTTTTTGTACTTGTGGTTTTTGTACTTCGGGAGGTTGTACTTGTGGTTTTTGTGTTCCGGAAGTACCAACTCCCTTTAATCTTTGTTTTTCTGCGTCAATTTGTGCTTGTCTATCTTTATTTCTTTTTTCCGCAGCAGCAAATTTAGCAGGGTCTAAGTATTTTAATGCTTTTTCTGGAACTTCTGCCTTTGGAACCCAAGTATCTGGAATTGGTTTTCCAGTTTTTGGGTCAATCATAACAGCCCCTATTTCACCTTTTCTACGAGCAATTACTGGTTTCGGTTTACTTTGTTCTATTATATTATCAGAAGCCATTTTTACTTTGATTTTTTAGTTATTTATAAAAAAAGAGGGTAGTTATACCCTCTTGAGTGACGATTTTGAAAGTAATATTAAACTCCTTTTACACCAGAAGCATTAGGAAATCCATTTGGGTAAGGCTTTAGTTTATCTAAAGTCTTTCTAGTTTTATTAAGGTCATCTGCCATTCCGTGAGAACCTTTTCTTTGATCATCTACAACAGAAGCGGCTCTTTGTGCAATAGCACTCTGCTCAATAATACTCTCTCTCCACTCTTCACTCATATTTACCATAATCTTGAGTGCTGCTTCTTCTGTATCGGCATAACCTTCATCAAGAAGATGACCTTTGACTAAATCAAAGAGGTCTACTGATTGCAACTGAGCCCAAGCATTCTTCTTTTCATCTTCTGGTTTAGGTTGGGGGGGTTTTTTAGTTGTTGGTGTTGTCAATGCTTGACCAGCTTTTTGAAGTCTACCAGCAGTTTCCCCAGCAGCTGCACCAGGATCTTGTTTCGCACTCCACCCAAGAAGTTCTGAACCTTTTTGTAAAGCGAATTGTGTTGGACTTTGTGGCAATGCTCTCGAAAGTTCCATACCAGTCAGAACAAGACCAGCTTTTTTTAATGGTTGTCCTGGTTTGGTTATAACATCTTTTAAAGCACCGGGTATTTTGGGAATATTTTTCACCACTTTACCAGCAACTTCCGCACCACCACCAATTGCTCTTTTAGTTAATTGGGATGCAATATTAGAACCTGCAGGAAGATTAGCACCTGTTCTGAAACGTTGAGCTACATATGATAAAGCTGGTTGTGCAACTTGCTTTGCTCTCTGCATTCTAGAAAGTAGAGAAGTAACCTGAACCGGATTCTCAGTCAAACAAAATTCATAAAAATCAACTTGATCATCTTCATTGATATCATACCCCTCTTCAATAAAAACATCCATCAAAATCTGTGCAAGTTTTCTTGCATTTTCTTCAATATTTTTTTCCAAATAAATTGAATTATATGCCTCTAATAATTCCGCTGTTACTTTATTGGATATCATTTTAAAAAACAAAAATCTTATTTAAAAATATTTATAATCATTTTATATTAAAGGTTTTACTAAAATATATTATCAATTATATCCAGATAAGTATTTTTCCGCAGGATTCATTTTACTAAATTCTTTCTTCGCTCTTTCTTTTCTTTGTTGAGCAGCCCAATTTGAAAATGGTTGATAAGCAGATGCTCCAATAGTTACAGGGTTATATGGAGCAACGGTTCCCAAAGCACCAGATAATCTGTTTGCTGGTGTTTCTTTTGGATCTAATGCTTGTGTTGCATAAAGACCCCTAGTAAGTAATCCACCCACTCTTTTCACTATTGGATTTTGAGTTACTTTTTTTACTAGAGGATTTGAAATTTGAAACTCATTTATCTGATATGCTTCCACACAAAATTGCTTAAAAGTTTTCATTTGTTTCCTCCTTGTTGAGATTTCTGCCAATTGCCATAGACTTTACCTGCCTGAGCAACAAAATCTCTATATGATTTCCTAACTTCAGAAGGAATTTGTTTTCTTATTTCATAAGGAACTGTCTTTCTTACATTTGAAAGAACATCTTTAGTTGTTAACTTTTTACCATAATCACCTCTAATTGCCTTTGCCGCCGCTTCCCCTGCTTTAGAACCCAGAGTATATCCAGCAACACTACCACCAATCGCCCCAGGAATACCAAGAACACCCCCCACAGCGCCCCCCAGAGCGCCACCAGCAAGTGCTCCAGCAGATTTAAGAGCAGCAACACCAGCAGCAGTCTTTTTGCTTGCCCCTGCTGATCTTGCTGTATCATATCCAGTCTTTGCTTCTAATCCAGCACCAATAATTCCTGCAGTTTTACCAAGATTGCCTAAGGTTTTTTTAGCACTTGAAGCAAATGCTGCTCGTTGTGCAGATTTTGCTGCTTGATTAGTTTTTAATATATCCTTTAATGCATCGGCAGACGATTGAGTTCTTGATGCTGCTGATACTTTTTCTACACTGGTGGAAAGTTTTGTAGGTCCTTGCCATGCTTGAGTTCTATTGGAGGATGTTACTTTTGGTTTAGATAATGTAGAAACAGGTGCTGGTAATGATTTTGGAGTAGTAGAAGTAGATTGAGATATAGAAGTTGTTTGGGTTTTTACAGGAGTTTTTACAATCCTAGTTTTAATTGACTTTTTAGGTTTACTTTTAATCTCTAATCTAGAAATTATTTCCTCCGGAGTTGTGGATCCTTTTGGCATATTAGTTATAATTATTGACTCTGGAGTCTTAATTGCTTTTACTTTTGCTTTTTTTCTAGCAACTTCTTTTTCATAAGCAGCAGTTGCTTCAGGATTTTGTGCTCTCATTTCATCATCAGAAAGCACGGGGGTTTGTGCAAGTTTTTTTCTTGCTGCTTCTACATCTATCTTTTGCTTCTCCAAAAACTCTTTTCTACCTTCGTTTATAAATTTCCTAAAACTTTTCATCTTACAGATTTTTTAGGTATTTATAAAAAAAGAGGGGATCAAGTCCCCTCATTACCTAACCATTCTTTTTTATAATCATAATCACCAAACAGAAATTCATCACTTTCTGCTGCTTCTTTGTATGCGTTCAGGATTTCCTGTTCGCACCATTCATCATAGTTGGAATCCTGAGAAAGTATCTTTGGTAACATCTTGCTTAATCCCACCTACTATGTAGGACTCAACTTCCGTTTCCTGGGGTGCCACTTGAAGTCCTTTAGAAGAAATCCAATGATCCGTCCAAGGAAGTGGATTATTCTTCGCAGGAATATCATAAAGTGGGCGAAGACCAATTGCCTTCATTCTACGATTTGCAATCCATTCAACATATTGCTGAAGAAGTTTATCATTCAGTCCAATCATTGATCCATCTTTAAATAGATACTCTGCCCAAAGTTTTTCCTGATTGACTGCAGTTTCAAAAGTCTTGTAAACCCATTGCTCTTCTTCTTTAGAAATCTTTGCCATCTCAGGGTCATCACCTTCTTTCCACTTATTCAGGATATTTTGAGTGATGACCAAGTGCTGATTCTCATCTCTAGCAATCAGAGAGATGATTTTTGCACTTCCTTCCATAAGTTTGAGTTCGCCAAAAGCAAAACTGCAAGCGAAACTGACATAAAAGCGAATACCTTCAAGAATATTAACGTTTGCAACTGCTCGGAACAGTTTACGTTTGAGTTCATATCTTGCCTCTTGTGCATAAGGGACTTGTTCTAATGCATGAACCCACTCATTTGAATTGTCATAACGATGAGCACTATTGATGAAGTCGTTGTATGCCTGAGTTACACTCACGGCACGTTCTAAAATACGGTCATCTCTGAGAATAGTATCAAAAACTTCAGATGGGTCTGAATAAACGTTTTTGATGATATATGTGTATGAGCGACTATGAATCATCTCCATAAATTCCCATACCTTCATACACGCTTCCAGTTCGGGAAGGGAGCAGTATGGAGAAAATGCCATACCGGGACCTCTTCCCTGAACAGAATCCAACATAACCTGATATTTTAGGTTGCTGGTAAAGATATGTTTTTGCTCTGGGCGTAGCATATGATAGTCGCTACGATCTTTTTGAAGAGAAACCTCTTCTGGTCTCCAGAAATAACCAAGTTGCTGTGTTGTTAGTTTATCGAAGATTGGATATTTGTAAGAATCATATCTTTGAATTCCTAATGGTTGTCCAAAAAACATTGGTTGCTTTTTAGTGTCTACTTCTTTGGAATTAAAAACGGTCATAGAATCAACCATTTTCTTATCCTGTGAATTGGTTTTGAAACTAAATGTCATAATTTTTCTACTAAACTATCTCAACTGTTATATTTAACGGGATTAGATTTTGCAACTTTCACAGTCGTCCTCTTCGGCACTCATAATATCATCAAGAAGAGATTCAAGTTTTTGCTTTTTCTCTTCAACGACTTCATCAGTTTTATTATCATAAGTATTTTGATAGTATGCTGTTTTCCATCCCATCTTCCAGCACATAAGAAGGTCCTGCGCCATTACTGAAGTCGGGACTTCATTATCTGGATAATTTTCTGGATTATAAGACCAGTTTCCAGAAATTGCTTGGTCAAAGAACTTTTGCATTACAGCAACCACATTGATATAACCACGATTGCTAGGCATATCCCACAGAAGCGTATAATTGTTCTTAAGTGTTTGATACTGGGGAACAATCTGCTTAAGTGGTCCTTTCTTCGATTTTTTAATGGACAAGTATCCTCTAGGTGGTTCGATTCCATTAGTTGCATTTGACACAACGGAACTGCTCTCCGAAGGCATCTGTGCGGACAGTGTTGAGTTCCTAACTCCGTACTGTTTAACCAATACTCTAAGTGCTTCCCAATCATACTTCAATTCGTTTGGTACAATTTCATCAACATCCTTTTTGTATGTATCGATTGGGAGAATACCCTGAGCATACTTAGTGCGATGCGAATATTCACAGGCACCTTTCTCTTTCGCAAGATTTACGGTTGCTTGAATCAGGTAATATTGAAATGCCTCAGTAAGATTATGGACTAGTTTCCAAGCACCAGGATCATCATAATGCTCACCATGCTTAGCAAGATAGTGAGCAAGACCAATATAACCTACACCAAGCGAACGGCGTGCTCTGGTGGCAATTTCTGCTGCTTTAACTGGGTATCCTTGAAAATCAATGAGTTCATCAAGAGAGCGAACAGAAAGATCGCAGAGAACTTCAAGATCTTCAAGGTCTCTGAGTTTTCCGACATTAATTGCACTAAGGATGCACAAAGCGATTTCACCATCAGTATCATCAATGTGCTGAAGTGGTTTAGTTGGCAAAGTAATCTCTTGGCAGAGGTTACTCATTTCAACCTTATCAAGGAATGATGAGTGAGAATTGCAGTGGTCGATATTCATAATATAAAGACGACCAGTTTCTGCTCGTTCTTTCAGGAGATCCAGAAAGAGTTCTTGAGCACCGATAGTTTTTCTTGGAATAGACTCATCTCGTTCATAACGAACATATAAGTCGTCAAATCCATCAGTGCCAAAAGCATCATACAGACCAGGAACGGAGTGGGGAGAGAAGAGAGAAATTTCTTCGTTACGGATGAATCGTTCATAGAAGAGTTTAGAGATTTGGATAGAATAGTCTAACTTACGAACGCGATTATCTTCGGTTCCTTTGTTGTTTTTTAATACTAGGATATCTTCTATTTCTTGGTGCCAGATTGGGAAGTGGACTGTCGCGGATCCACCTCGTATGCCATTTTGCGTGCAACATCTGACAGTTGCTTCAAACTTCTTGAGAAATGGTACAACACCCGTGTGTTGAACTTCTCCACCTCTGATTTTGCTGTTGATGCCACGGATTCGACCAGCGTTGATGCCGATTCCCGCCCTCTGTGCAACGTATCTGCCAATAGCCATATCACTAGTAAAGATACTATCGAGGGTGTCATCAACATCAACAAGAACACAACTAGCATATTGTCTAAGCGGTGTTCGCACTCCTGCCATGATTGGTGTTGGAATGTTGATTTTGTGTTTGGAGATTGCGTCATAATACCTCTTAACGTAATCTAGGCGTGTTTCCTTTGGATATTTTGAGAAAATAGTTGCAGCAATCAATAAGTACATGAACTGTGGTGTTTCATAAAGTTCTCCAGTACTTCTATCTTGCACTAGGTACTTATCAACGACTTGACGTAGACCTGCATAAGTGAACATATAATCACGACTATGATCAATGAACGACTCAAGTTTATCAAACTCTTCGTCAGTATACATGTCAAGAATTTCTGAATCATAGACACCTCTACCAACGGCAAGAAGTACATGCTGCTTAACAGTAGGACAATCGTGCATACGACCAAACAACTGCTTGCGAAGAGCGAAAAGAAGCAAGCGAGCAGCGACGAACTGATAGTTGGGATGCTCCAAATCAATAAGATCAGAAGCAGAACGAATTAAAATCTCCTGAATTTCTGCAGTTGTAATACCATCATAAAATTGGATACCTGATTGCATCTCTACTTGAGATGCCGATACACCTGCCAAGTCTTTGCAGGATTCTTCCACCATAACGTGGAGTTTATTTAGATCGAGGGGTTCAGTTTTACCATTTCGTTTAATAACTTTTGTTCCGTTACTCATACTTTTTTCCAATTGTTAAACTTAATTTTTGCTTTTAAACCTGAATAGATATTTGATTGTAACACATCCATAACATTAAGTCCAGAGAGCACCATATCATTAATATCTTTTTGCTCAATGAATGATGGCCAAATAATCACCTTATCACCTCTGTTGATTGTTTTTGATATTCGATTGACGATTTCTCGATTACGTGGTTCGTTATCAAAAACGTAAATATAATCGCTCCAACCAAACGACCTAATATCAACATCGGACCCACACATAGCAACAGCATTTTGTACAAACGTGGAGTCGAAGGGTCCTTCAACGATGTAAATGGATTTCGAAGTATCGATTTGGTCCAACCCATAAATCTTCGGTGCGTCATCAGAAAGCATCACAGTAATATATTTAACAGAATTTGGACCTAATGCTCTTCCTTGAAACCCGATTAAGTTTGAGTCAGTATCGTACATTGGTATAATAATGCGACTCTCATCTCTATCAATATTATCAAAAGTGTGTTTTTGAGTATTAGTCCACTCTTTAAATTTATCAGCAAAGTAAAACTTTTCTGGATTCAGTTTCCTTTTTTCCAGGTATTCTCTAGCAGCAGGATTTTTAGATGCCTTTACCAAATCTAACTTCCTCTTGAAAGTTGGTTTGGTAAATTCAAACTTCGGTTCTTCCACTACAAAGTTTTTACCTGTATGTCCTTCCTTAAATTTCTCCAGAGTATATTGCTTATGAAGAACTGGATCTAATTCTTTAAGGAAGTTATTGAAAGATAAACTAGCACCACAGTTATGACACTTGAAGTTGGTGTTATTCTTGACAGGATAGATATATCCTCTTGTTTTATTTTTATTTTTTTGAGAGTCACCACATAGTGGACATCGGAAGTTGTAGAGATCTGCCTTGACTCTCTTGAATTTTTGTAGTCGTGATGAAACGAGTCCAATATACTTGGAGTCAATCAAATCCATTCTAAAGAGTTTATTAGTTCGTTCTCTCTATTGTAGCAGGAGTTGGAGATGGAGTCAATAACCTTGGAACAAATGCGTTTATGATACCAATTAAAGCGACTATGACAGCAAGAACTCCACCTGCTTGCCAACGAAACTTATATAATCCATCAACCTTTAATTCAATATTATCAACTTTTTTACAAATATCTTCATCTGCTTTCGCTTGAACACTTATTCTTTCATCATGAACAGCAAGCATTTTGCAAATATTTTGGTTTGTTTCACTCAAAGTTTGAATAGCAGTATCAACTTTATCAATAATTTGTTCGTGTGCTTTAAATCGTTCTTGGAGTACAGCTAATTGAATTTGAGAATTATTGCCAAACATCTTTATATCTGCGGAGGGTTTCTCATCCAACGTTTTCTAGATCCTATACCAAGATATATATTTTTTTTCTTTTTCTTAAAAACTGGTGGTGTTTCGGTTTGCGGATCAAACCCCAATCCTGCAGCATTTGCAACATTAATTGGTCCAGAAGAAATAACACCTTCTTCTTTCAAATTCCGAATAAGTTGAATTAATTTATCTAATTTATCCATTAAATTGATTGCAACTGCATTAGGCATTGTTTATCTTCCAAAATATCATGAATTTGAGTTTTTGGATATTCTGGAAGACGATTTAAAAATATTAAAAAACTTTTTACAGATGGCCACAAATCCTTTTCAAGATTGTAAAAAAGTAAAGGAACTGTGGCATCATTAAAAACATTAAAGAGTATAATTAAATGATTTAAAATTAAATGGGTTTTCAGTTCACCTGTATTTTTATATCTTTTTAATAATTTTTTAACATAACGAATTCTTTTCAAATCAACCTCAAAGTCATCCATTGTCAATGCTTGAGGATTATCATAGAATTTTATAGCAAATAACAAATAGTTATCTTCATTCAACTCATCAAATCTCATATCATATTATCAGCTATCTGGGAATCTTGCGTCGTCACTAGCATCGGTTGTTGTTGAAATTCCACCGGCAACCAATACTTCACTCTTTACTCTCAGATTTCCATGAGTATCAATATAAGTCATAATTCCTACCCATCCACTGTGAGCGACAGCATATTTAGTTGTTCTAGCAACACCAACTTCAATTTGGTCTACACCAAAAACATCTCTAAAATACCCATCTGTCCTTCTTGTAAATTGAACAGTATCTCCAGTAGCAATACCGACAGAAATTGTTGAGGCAAGACTTACGGTAGTTGCACCAATTGTCGAAATAACAAGATTGCTTCCACCATTTACAATTGCATCTCCTACAATTACATCTTTAGTTCCAATAACAACTGGAATAATATTAGTACCAATACCAGCATTAGTGGTAGCAGTTCCAGTTACTCCCAAATTAGCAAATGATGAACTAACATCATTTCTATTATTAAAAGTACTATCAAATAAAGTGTAAATTGGTTGTTGATTGATATTATATACTGCTGCAGGAATGGTAGAGATTGCAACAAATGTTTCAGTACTAGCAATTGAAATTGTAGTAGATGTGAATCCAGTAATAACAGCCTGACCGTAAGTTCCACCAGTTCCTACAGTTATAATATCTCCAGTTTTAATTCCAGCACTGGTAAAATTTGCAGAAATTGGACCTGGATCGGCAGTTACTGTCTTAGTTCCCAGATTAACGGAAACTAATCCCATTGAATAAACCGAATCGTTATTGCCCCAAAGAGCCATGTTCCCTTACCTATAAATTCTTTTCTAGAGATATTTATAAAAAAAAGAGACCTTTACTTTTTAGTCTCCTTTCGTAACACAATTTTTAGAAAATGTGTAATGAGGTCAAGCAATCCATTCTCTTCAAATCTTTTTGTTTTTGCTAACCACTCAGATGCAGTTAGTAATAGACCAAGAGCAATGGTTACTCCCCAGTTAGTTGCAAAACACGTAATCATACTTGTGGTTTAAAGAGAAGTTCTTTAACAACCTTAAGAATTTCATTATCAATACTGTTATCTGTAGAATCTACATACTTCTCAAGAAGAGAAATAACAAGATTCTTAACTGCTGGATGTGTAGCAATATGTAGAAGAATTGGCTTTACAACTGTTACTACTGCTCCCATGATGTCCTCCGTGTGAAGAGTATCCTGGGATATTTAGTGTCAGTCAAACCTTGAACTTTGCATATCCTGCGATCTTTGAGCAGCAGCACGTCGAGCAGCAACTTTTTGAGCAGGGGATCTTGGTCCACCATATTCACCAGCAGTGGGTGGTTTTTTGCCAGGAACTTTTTTACGCTGCCCTTCTGGTTTACCTTGCATTCCACGAATGGTTTTCTTTACTGCACGATATGCTAAATCCGAACTTCCACCACTTTCTTTACCCTGCTCCCTTTCAAGACGATTTAACTCGTCAAGTTGGTCGCCATCTGGTTCATAAGAAGATGCCATAACAATAGGATTTTTAGCACCCATTGCCCTTAATTTATTCTTCACTAAATTTATTTTAGCATAATCGCCACGAGTGTCTCTTTCATTTTCTTTATCACTACCTTTATCATCACAACCACATTCTGCTGCCTCTCCCACATTTTCAGGAAGACCTTTGTGCTTTGTTTTAGCAAATTTCTTTGCTTCTTTTTTAGTTATACCCTTTGCAGCTGCTGCCACCTCAGGAGATGCTGGATCTTCACCTTTCTTAGCAGCATAAACCATTCCCATAAAACGTTGCTGAGCCTTACTTACCGCCTTTTCAACAATAACTTTACCTTCCAATTCAGTATGTGCTACCTGAAGACCTGGATATCTTTTTGAACTTCCACTACCAGGAATTTCGGGAGCAATAACTATTTTATTTTTTCCCTTCATAGGTTTAATTTGAGAATTATTTGAATCCTCCGTTTTGACCTCACCAATAAATTCCTCACCTAATCCTTTTCTTTTTGCAATTTCAGAACCACGAACCTTTCTACGATTTAATAGATACTTATCAGTTTTATCATGATCACCATCATTATCAATATCCTTATCTTCTTTTCCTACTGGGTCTAATGATTTTCCTGCCTTTGCTCTTGCAGTCATTTCACCCTTGTTTTTTTCACCTTCATAAGGTTCGCCATATCCAGTCATTTCAACAGACTCAATGTTTGGATTTGCACGAAGAGAGCTAATTTTATCACGGGTTGCATATCTTACATATGATCTACCACTCTTATCAACGACCTTAACTTTATACTTTCTATGCTCTGCAGTTTCTAACTTTTCCATATAAGTTAGACGGATTGGTTCTTCAACCTTAATATTTTCTACAAAAACTTTATATAATGCATTTGCTAAATTATCAGAAGCAAAATCTCCAATATTAAAATCTTCCGCTTGCATTCCACCCTTACCAAAAAGTTTTGCCTTTACCATTGTTTTTTCCTGTCCACTCATACTACTGTTTTGCATATATTGAGAATACGCTTGGCGAAGAGGGATTTCTTCTCTTCTTGCCCTATAACGAATGTCATAAATTGCTTGCTTTACTCTTTTTTCGGGAGACTTCCCACCTTCTTCATGACCAAGTTTTCCACCTTTAGAAGCATCTGCAGCTTGTGGGAACTTTCTTGCAGGAAGTTCCTCAGCAATATGTTTTTTCATGAGAAAATTTACTTTTTACTCTTTTTTCTATACTTATTTATGAATTTTATACCATACGCTATAGCGCCTGGTTGAAGATTTTTACTACCAACACCAATTGCTCCAGGAGTCATGTCTGAAAAATGTTTAAATGCCCCTAAAGTTCCCACTAAAGTATTTGGATGAATAGCATCTCGCATTCTTCTATCCATTCTAACTTCACTATATTCTCTCAAATCTTTAATCCAAGATTTAAACATTTGCCCAGACTCAGTTACACATATAAGATAATTTGTTCCTCTACGAATAATATTACCAACCAATCCGGTATTTAAATTTTCAACTTTTTCACCAATTCTAAAAATTGATTCTGCAAGATAATTTTCTCGAAGATTTTGATAATCAAATTTGGGAGCAATTTCCCATAAATTCCAACCTTCTTTAATACTCATCGAACCACGAAGAATATCAAATAATTCTTTTGCTTCTGAACGTTTTACTTCTGGAGGAAGACCAGATCTAAAAGTTTTAAAGTCATTCTCTGCTGCAGCAAGCCTCATTCTTGAAGCAGACATTCCTTCTACGCCAGTCGCATCAGGGTCTCTGTCTCCTGCAGAAACTACTTCAATATTATCAAACTGATACAACTTTCCATTATAGTTGTTAGAAAGTTTTTCAAACTCTTTAACTCTGTCAGCACCGCCAATAATTCTTACATTTGTATATCCATCATTGTGTGCCATTCTTAAGACATCAAAGATGGTTTTAGTATTAGGATCATTTACAATATTACCAGAGTGAGAGGGATAAAACCTCTGCATATATGCAATCTTAGTATCAGGGTCTAATGGATTCTTTTTCTTATCTTGACTTCTTGATGGGAATATTAAATATTGACCATCCTCATCTTGTGATGCTGATTGTGCAGCAACATCCATCAGTTGCTGGTGTCCAATTGTAGGTGGATTAAATCTACCAAAAGCAATAGTCAATGTGCCTTTAGTTTTTTCAACAGGTGGAGGTCCTACTTGTTGAGGAGGTTCTTGTGCTGCTGCTTGCTGCTCTGGTGCAGGTGCCTGTTGTTGTGTCGCTTGCTGTTTTAACTCTGGATCATTATATCCAGGAGAAGCGATAGTTTTTTCCTTTTCAGTCTGCTTTGGATCTTTTGCACCAACTCTTTGACGCTTATTGTAAAACTTTAATTTCCCACCTTCCGTTTTAGCAACAAACTCACCTTGACGATCATACCAACCACCGTGCCCATCACCAACGAGTCCAAGACGCTGTGCTTGTTGGGATGCAGACGCTTCTGTTAGGAATTGGAAAAAACTTTTCATTATTTACTTTAAATTATTTCGCTTAATGCTCTTATATAATGTATTTATTCTAAACAAATCTTGAGACAGTTCTTCCTCCAATAGGATTGATTGTAATCCTAGCACCCTTTATTCCATGATCACTCCTATCTCCTTTATATACTGCTAAAAAAATAGGTTCATAAGATCCAGTTATCCTATCACCATTATAGAGTTTGTGTCCAGAAGAAGTTAATTCATAATATGTCCCCCTTGACTGTATATCTAAAATTCCTTGCATAGTGACATCTACATTGTTTTCACTATAAGGACCACCATAGTCCTTACCATAAACTGCTAGTTTTTTTAGATTTTCATCTTGAATTTTTCTCCCAACTGTTGTTGTTGGTGGCATACCATTAGGAAACATATCCCTTAGAGTGTTTATAAATGCTTGAGTTTCTGGATGTTCATATATTGTAGGCTCTACTCTTTGAGAAGTTCCAGACCATTGCTGAAATCCTCGTGGACCTTGTCCAGCTTTATGAGAAACGTGACCAACATAACCTCCCATACCCAAAAAATGAAAATCACATTTTGGGGTTCCTGGCGTACTCTCACAAAGACCAGTTTGATATGTATTTTTTCCCACTTTTAATGGTATAAAATCTTTACCCAACTTATCCATTATTTTTTTTAATTTCTCATTTATTCTTATAACTTCAGCATCTTCTTTTGCAGTAGTTGCTTGCGTCCTTCCGGAAAACTCAGAGTCTTTATACAATTCAGTCAATCTTATATTTTGCCCATTTTCGGTCAATAAAATTATCGACTGCCCCTGTTTAAATTTATTAAAATTCGATATAGAAGTTAAATCTTTTAAAATATTTTTATTTAATTTAACACCTTGCCCGTTACCATTGTCTATCTTAAATTCTTTACCATTACGAATTCTAGATATAAAAATATTAAAATTATTCCTCTTCGCAAGTTCAGATATTGATAGAGAAGCCATTTTTTATTTTTATTTAGAATGGAAGCATCGAGTCTCGAACTCGAAACCTCTTGAATGCAAATCAAGTGCTCTACCAATTGAGCTATGCCCCAAAAACCCCCGAAGGGTTTAATATTTAGACTCCAAATACTGTAGCGATGTTATCATCGATATCTTGAATTACATTTCGAATATCAGTAATACGAGGAGGCACACTCACTTCATCATAAGTGTATCCTTTCTGCGATTCGAAAAGAATTTGACGCACTGCTGCGGCACAGCGAGCATCCATTTTTATTGTTACTTGTTTTTCTTTAGTCATCGGTCATCAGCAGCACGGTTTTCGGAGAAGTAAACATCAAAAGCACCTTCAGGATAACGCTTCAAGAGTTTTTGAACGTTACGAGCAACGACATCATCCAGAGTTACATCAAGTGCCATACATGCTTGAGCAACATACCACATAATATCTCCTAATTCAATGATCAGGTGCTCACGATTATCTTCATTATAAGGTTTTCCTTGAAATACCATTTTCTTAACAATTTCCATAAACTCACCACCTTCGGCATTGATACCAACAGCGGCAGTCAGAAGACGTTCAATGTTTGCACCCTTTTCATCAAGAGCAACCAAACGATCAGAAAGAGCAAGAAAGTCTTTGGATGCATCAGAAGTTACGGCATCCACAAACTCGGCATACTTATCAAAATTAACGTGTTTTGCAGTTTCCATTAAAATTTAAATCCTTCAAACGACTTTTTGGGTTTTTTGTCTTCATTATCATTATACTCATCATCCTGCCCACTGTCAAGTATGTCATTCTGGGCAGTCTGCTCACAATCATAAAGACGCATTTTAGCACGGTCAATCCCAACAATAAATCTCTTGTAAATTGTTGGGTCATTATAACGGTTTTTCAATTGCTTTACCATAATTTGACCAAGTTGCTCTAACTCTTCCGTGCTAATCAGAGCAAACATAAGGTCGGCAGTAGCAGGCAAACCAAATGATTCGGAAGTATCAGTCAATTCCACATCAGAAGACCCAAAACCACTTCTTGTAGTTTGTGTCGCACTAACAATAGGCACATTGAATTCTACTGCCAAACCACGAAGTTCTTCGGCAATTGCCTTGATATAAGAATAAGAATTCACGGAAAGGTTTGACTTATACCTACTGGAAGCACATATATTAAGGTAATCAATGAAAATAATATCAGGTCTAAATGACTTCTTGAGAGAAAGTTCATTAAGAAGTGCCTTAAAGTGTCCTGAATGTGCAGAAGCAGTTGGATATTCTTTGATGACCAAAGAACCTTGTGTCTTCTTTGCAATATTATTTACTTTGTTCTCAAACGTTGATCGTGGAAGATCAACCAGTTGCTGAATTGGGATATTGAGAAGATTTGCATCAATTCTTTCTGCAATTCGCTCTTCCGCCATTTCAAGAGTGATGTAGAGAACGTTCCTGCCTTGCAGTAAGACTGAAGAAGCAACATGGCACATAAAGAGACTTTTTCCAACACCCGTACCAGCAAGAGCGATATTGAGAGTCTTGCTAGGGAGACCACCTTTAGTGATTTTGTTGAAATATTCCAGATCAAATTCTATCTTATCTTCTTTTCTGTGATAAAACTCATAACGCTCTTCATAATTTTGTAAGTAATCGTGACCAATATTATTATCAAAACTTACAGAAAGAGCATCAGATAGAATACTAGGAATCGCATCACGATTCTTATTTTCATTATTGCCGTCTGCAATATGGATTGATTCCATAAGTGCCAAATAGATAGCACGATCTCTACACCACTTTTCAGTCGTATCAAGTAACCATTGCTTTTCTATAGGCGAATCATCCAGAGACTTATTGATTTCTCTGACTTCTTTTACTTGCTCTTCAGTTAAATCTGTGCGATTTTCTACCTCAATATTGAGTGCTTCGATGGTGATTGCTGAACCATATTTGACAATGAATTGAACAATCTCCTCAAAAATGACCTTCTCGGATTTGCTCTCAAAATAATCTGGTTGAATGAAAGGAATGACTTTGCGGGAATAATCTTCATTGTATATTAAGTTTCTGAGAATTGTAGTCTCAATTCGTTCCATAAGAGAATTGTTGTTTTGCGGCAGCATCAAGTTGCTGCATTACTTCTTCCGTAAAATACTGCTCTGGGTTTTTGAGAATTTCCTTACCGTAAATTTTCTTCCCATTGATTTCATATCGACCAGCGACATTCTTCCACATTCCTGCCTCTTCACCAAGTTCAAGAAGACCATAATACCGATCAAGTCCTCTTTCATCATAGAAAAGACGAATTTCCACATCTTGGTTTTCTTTACTCAAACGAGACTTGGCAGTCTTTGCTTTAATAATATTTCCAACAATTTCAGTGCCGTCCTTTTCCTTTTTCTTTGAAAGGTGAATGATTGTAGAAGCAGCATACTTGAGTCCACTACCACCACCCATTTCTTTTGTGGGTACATAAGCACCAATAACATCATAAGTATGATTTGTCACAATCATTGGAATATTTGCTTGACCCAACTTAAGAGTAAGCATACGGAAAGCACCCTTAATCAATTGAGATTTAGTCATATCCCTAACTTCTTTATCATTCAAAGCATCATTAATCTCCTTACTTGTAGAAAGCATTCCTAGAGAATCTAACACAAACATACAAGGATTGCGTTCTCCTTCAGGTTTCTTCATATACAAATCAACTGCTTTTAGTGCCTTACCACGAAACTCTTCAACAGTAACTACATTAACAACAACTAAACGAGATGTATCAACACCACGACTTTCTAGAAGAGATTTAGTGATAGCAGCCTCAGTGTCAAAGTAGAGACAGTAACCATTGGGATTAGAATCAAGAAAGTTCTTAACCACGGCGAGAGAGAAAAAAGTCTTTCCAGTAGAAGACTCTCCAGCAATAGCAGTAATCTTATTCCCAGATACACCGCCAAATACACTACCTGAAACCAGTGCATTAAGAATGTACGAACCTGTGTCAACATAACTCTCAGTCTCATCAATATCCGATGCTATTTTAGTATAGTCATCACCAATTTCTTTTACAATATCTTTAAGAAAGTCCATTATTTTTTTCCTTATTCAAGTAATTTAATTTATATGCCCAAAGTTTGGCGTGTAAACTAGGATTAGAATTCTTTAATAATAAAATAATTGATTCCAATTCTTGATCATTTATAGGAAGTTTTATCATGCCACCATCCCATATTCTTCACGGAGAATTTTTTTATAGGGTAAATTTTTTTCCCTAAGTTCTTTTACAAGCTTAAGTTTTTGATAAAGTGCAGTATCTCCTCCCAAATACATGGCATTGACAATTGTTTTCAGTTCTTCATCATTAATAGGCAAATCCATTATGAAAAAAATGATTCAAGGTTTACAGTATGGTGAGTTTTCCATCCAATGGCATCAAGAATAGATTTCAAAGGTTCCACGAAACTCTTTTCAAATTGTAATTCATAGTCAATGTATTTGTCAAGACCAAGTTCTTTTGGAAAATCTTGAATGAATGAGATAATATTCTCTTGAATGATATTTGGTTTTTTCAAGTATATAAACTTAATTTTTTCACCATTACCAATCAAAGAATACTTATTAGTGAGTTTTTTCTCCTTTATATAATGATTAAAAAGAAGTGCTCCACGAATATGAATCGGAGTTTTATGAGCATAGATTGTAGAGGATGATTGATACTTACGCACATCAGAAGCAGTTCTTGGGAAAGCAATTTGCTCTGGTGGAAGTTTTTTGAATTCTTTCCGACATTTATCGATGAAGTTAATCACATCTTCTTCAGTGCTACTCATCATCAACTTCAAACCATCTTTAATCATTTGGCGGCAAGGTGCTGGAGTAGAAGATTTAACTGCTTCAATACCCATCATTTTCAGTTTAGGTTCTTCATATCGAACACCCTCACTGTCCCACACATTAAGAATGTATCGTTTCTTTGCGGTCCAAATTCCACGCTCAGCAATGTTCTCACGCTTCATTTGCATCTTTTGATCATAGGCATTCACATACTCAGCCAATTCTTTGTAGCAACCTTCAATATACTTTTCAAGTTCCACCTTACAGACCTTATCAAGGAACGAAACAATGCCTTCAGTAGTTTTCTCTCTTCCTTTGTATATACATTCAACCAAAGGGCCCATATTAAGATAAACAGAATCAGTATCTGAAGCAATAACATAATCTTTACCATCCGTTTTTAGAATTTTGTTAAGATATTGATTGAGTTTATTTTCAATCCAGCGAATTGCAACCTGTCCTGAAAGTGTAATTGCTTCAGCATTTGCTAATTTGTAATAACGAAAATACTGATTACCAATGGCACCATAAGCAGAGTTAAGTTGAATCTTTCTTGCCATCTGAATATTATTACATCTGGCAATCTCTTTTTCTAATTCCTTAGTTTTTTTCTTTTCATATTCTTGCTTAGCAGCAAGCATTTTCTTTTTGTAAATTGTACGATCTTTATAGATCTTATCCATCAATTCTGGAAGAAATCCACGCACATCCTTACGAAACATTGCCCCATTGGCACAGACAGAATAATCTTTGTAAAGTTCAAATGTAATTTCCTGATTGAGAATTTTATCAACAGTTACCGTTGGATGTTTTTCTTCGACAAGAGTTTCTGGACTTACATTAAACTGCATAATCAAATGAGGATACAGAGAGTTTAAGTCAAAGTTGACAACCCAATCATACATTCCAGGAACAGGTTCTTTAACATAAGCACCCGCATATTTTGAATCCTTTTCAGACTTTTCTTTGGGAGGAATTACAATGTTTCTCTTTTTGAGATAATTGTAAATAATAGTATCCCACATTCTAACCTGAGAAAATACATCAACATAGTTTACCTTAGCATCATATGCCATCGTAATTGCCAACTCAATTAGTTTCATCTTGTCTTCCAAACGGTCAACAAGTTCCACGTCAATGATGTTATATTCTACAAACTTTTGCCAACCCCTTGTGTAGAAGTCTTTAAAGGTATCAAACTCAGAGTGGTCTAGTTTTTTCTGTCCTAACTCTACACTTGCGATGTAATCAAGTCGATAAGATTCTTGTGCTTTATAGGTAAATTTCTTGTAGAGATTAAGATAATCGAGTTGAGTAATTCCGCCCACATCATATGAAATATGTTTGCGCCCAGCAATATATGTTTCCCTTTCAGTCACAAGACCCCAAGGAGACAACCGCTTCATCAACTTTTCACCAAGAATTCTATCAATCCTACGTACAAGATATGGAATATCGTAAAGTTCACTATTCCATCCAGTCACAACTTCTGGAGTATTTGTTTCAATCATCCACCAGTTAATAAAGTCATCAAGTAATTCACGCTCTGTCCGGAATCCTTTGTATATGACATTATTCTGTTTATTTGTGAATGGTCCTTTACCCCAAGTGCGAATTTGTTTTGTAGAATAATCCTGAATAGTAATCAACAATACTTCCTCTGATGCAGATTCTACATCAGGGAATCCATTTTCTGATGCAACCTCAATGTCCAAAGTCGAAATTTTAACCTTACTAGTGTCAAATTTAATTTCTTCTTCAGGATAGTTTTCTGAAATATATTGGTAAATATACCCAGTGTTTCCATAGATTTTAAAGTTTTCTACACCCTCATACCTTTTAATGAATTCACGACAGTCTCTAACACACCCTGGTTGAACTGCTTCAACATATTCACCTTCTAGAGTTTGATATTTGGTTTTTTTATTAGAGGGAACAAAAAGAGTCGGGTCAAACTTCTCACGAGTCATGAAATGATTTCCATTTTCATAACCACGAACCAAGAAGTGGTCCCCGACCATTTGCACATTTGTGTAAAATCTTTGAGACATCAGGCAGTTAATTCAAAATACTTTTCAATAATTTCTTCTTTAGGATCTACGATAGTAAGTATACTATCAGAATGAATCATCATTTCTCTTTGATCAGTAACATCTGGCCAAGGAGTTAGATTTCCTTCAACATCGATTTTGAATGGATTAATCAGTTTGCAGTCTGGTTCTCCAAGTTCTGATCCAATTTCAATAATCTCAGTAACAATTACATTATTAACTTTCAATAATAGACATTTGATTGCTTTGTCCATTTATTTTTTCCTCATACATTTGTTTAAGAGAACTAATTGGGTCTACTAAAGTTATAACCCAATCCATTGTTACTAACATTTGCTTGTCTTCTGTAAGGAGAATCCAAGGGGTTAACGAAACCTCTACTTTTCCATCATATTCTGGTTCTTCAGATAGAAGAATGCCTTTTTCAGTTAATACTCTGTATGGGTTTTCAAAGATATATCCACAAACTTTTTCTTCTGAAATTAGTTCCTTTATATTAGAAAGAACTGTTTCTCCAGATTTTAATAGTGCAAGTTTAATTGACATTTTTTAGTTTCTCCTTCAACTCATTATACCCAAAAAAAGAGGAGGTGTCAACTGGATTGTGCCAGTTACCTCCCCGTCTGCGCCGACGATACAAACTATATAGACAATTCTTTCTGATAGATTGCGGTCAAATTAGGTATTATTATTTAGAGATAATCCTTACGAGCATGATGCTCTGGAACTATTTTCCCAAGTACGATCCGTAAAAGTCCGTCTTCGAATACAACCTCCCTGACTTCTGTGTCGTCGGATAAAGTCCACGCTCGTTTAAAACTTCTGCTAGCCACTCCCTTGTGGATAAACGTCCTATCCGATTCGGTATCTGCTTTTTGTCCTTCGACAAAAAGTTTTCCATACTCTGTGTATACATTTACTTCTCCTTTTTTGAATCCTGCAAGTGCAAGTTCCAGATGGGATTCAACATTATTTATTTGAATAAGATTATATGGTGGATAATTTGTTGTAGTTTCGTGAAGATTGAATAGACGATCAAAATATTCATCCATTCCAATGCTATTGCGGGTGATTCGTTCCATCAGTGCAGGAAGATCAGACGCAGTAAACCGTGATGTTGCAAGGTTAGTCATTATGGTATCTCCTTTAAAAGCGAGTTATTTTTTGTGGACCCTTAGGGCATCCGTATATAATTATAATACTTCTTACAAAAAAAAGCGGGTGTAAAACCCGCTCTTTATCATTCGGCATCCTCTACTCTTTTTTTCTTAGATCCAATATTATATTTACTTTCAAGAATCCAATCACCCTTATCTTTATAAGCAAGAACTTTAATTTGATTCAGAGGAGCGATGTCTTGAATTTTTTTAACATCCACAATCTCAATCAGACCCCAGTCTGCAAGAAGTTGGGCAATACGATTACGACGCTGAACATCATTCACGGTCAGGTTTGCGTGTTTGCCATCTAGAGCAAACAGTTCCTTAAAGTGAACGAGATAATACCTACCTTGCTTGTGCAGAATATGGCAAGACTGATAGATTTTCTTTTCCTTTCTTGAAGCAACTCCGATACGGGTCAAAGTCTCACGAACCTTCAAAAAATCGTCGGGTTCGTTGAGAATCACTTCCACCATTTGATCGGGCGTCCACTTCACTTCAGGTTCTTGAACGACACTCATTTTGTTCCTCCAGTTTCAAATTTCGATTTTATAAAATTAAGTTGTTCTTTTGTAAGAATCCTCAAAGCTTGTTTTGCCTTTTCATTACTATAACCATAATAACGTTTGACATAATCAAGGTCTTTGATTTTATCTTGACGGAGCCAGGGAGAATATCTCTTCTTTTTCCTCAGACTATTTATAAAAAAGTCATATTGCATCTTTTTTGGGAGGAAATGATATTGATTCATTTCATTCGCAAACATAATACAATCAATGTGCCCAGAGAGGCAACGATTGATAATGTAAGGTGCATATTCCTTCTCAAGTGAAGGATCTTCGTCAATCAGATGTTGCTTCGTCTGATTGATCGAGTTTAACCAGTCCTTCAATTCCATAATTAAAAAGCAGTAGTTCTTTACGTTGTTTTTGCTCACGCATATATTCACCAACGGAACGCATTGTATAAGTCAGATCAAACTCAGCAGCATTCCAGTTCTTAAACCGATCCTTTACAAGTTGATCAGAATTATAACTCACTAACTGATCCATATCGTTAGAATCGCAATCAGCAGCAAACTTATCGTGATCAAATCCTTTGTGCATTGATCCCTTGTTCCCATAGAGATTATCCTTAATATCATAAGGAGGATCGAGATACACAAAGGCACCCATATTTCCATCCAACAAATAGTCGTAGGAATAATTAGTTATACGCCAATTTTTAATTAACGCAGAATATTCAGGCAACTTTTCAATCCCACGCATTGAGAAGTTGGAGACGGATGCCTGTTGCGAAAATGAAGAACTCTCTGTGAGACCACTGAAAGAACACTTATTGACAATATAGAAAGCCACAGCACGATCAATGCTTGGCAAATTTTTGTCATTGATATGCTCCTTTGACTTGAGAAACAATTCTTTTGCCAAATCGGGAGTATTGTTTGCTGTCTTTAATTCTACCAGTTTATCTTTAAAATCAGTACCAAACATCTGGAGTTGTTGCCAGAAATTTACCAGTGGTTCGTATAAATCATTTACCCAAATATTTAACGATGGATACTTCTTAGTGATATAAATCGCAACACTTCCTCCACCAATAAATGGTTCACGGAATTCATCATAGTTGCGAAGATCTGGAAAGTAGGGGTCCATTTTAGTAACCGCTCTACTCTTGCCACCAGGATATCTTAAACAGGTTTTCAGGGACTTTGTGCTCATACCAATTCCTCAATCAATTCATAAAGTCTAACAGAAAAATCTTGCTTCTCTGTAGGAATAACATCTTTTGCCAAGAAAGTAATATCAGAATAGTCAACTCTAAAAGAAACGGTTGCATCCTTCATTACAGTATGCTTCATACAAGCATCCCAACTACAAATTCCAACTGTATAATTTTTAGTATCCCAAAGAAACATATAATCAAAAGTTTTTTGAGGAAGACCTAAATTCTTACCTTGAAAATTTTTTAGTGTAATTTCTTTTGTATATGGGACAGTTTTTTGAAACAATCCATCCATTCCTTTCGACTCATAAAAAAGATTATCAGTTAAACCATAAAAATCTTTACCATTTTCTTTATCTCCAATATATTTCAATTGCCCCCCACTATACTTGGCAATGGCAATTTCCTGTACTTCTGCTCGCAAAGGGCGAGTTTGATTTCTTTTAAGTCCTTCAGTAGATTTTATTACACCAAAAATAGAAGGAAAGTCAAATAGTTCAGGATTGATCATAATTAATAGGATGATACTTCAAATATTCTCTAAAAGTGAGTTTCATTTCTTTCTGCGTCATACCACAATGCTTTGCGGCAGCAGGAAGAGTCATTTTAGCACGAAAGAGACCTTCATTTGCCTCTTTCACATTCTGTGGTGTTGTTTTGACTGGATACTCTACCAGTAACGCCTTGTTGATTTTATATGGATTCATTGAAATTCACACTCACACATAATTTCAGTTAAACAGGCAAGTATATTGATTTCTTGATCTGCTACAAATGCTGACTGATACTGATACTTAGCAAGAACAAGCACAGCAGCAGGAATGCTATTGTTTTCAAGGGCATTATAAAGAGCATCGTAAATACGACGCAGAAGTACAGTGACATCATTATCAAGATTAGATACCACCCACTTACGGACTTCAGAAAAGTTCTTTTCCCTAAGGTTTTTGATAAGTTCATTTACAGATACATCAGAGAAAGTTGCAAGGATACCAGAGTCAATTTTACCACCCGTAGAATACCTCTGAATTTCGTTTAGAACTCTTCGGAAATCAGGGAAATGTTTTGATACCAGTTCCGCAACGACTTTTTGATCATACTCAATCTTTTCCGCATCCAAGATTTGCTGGAGTCGTTTGAAGAAACTTCCTGCAAGTTGTGCTTTTTGCTTTCCCTTAATTGTGAAGTCGATGACGGCACATCGTGAGTGGAGGGGTTCGATGATCTTGTTCTTGTAGTTGCAGGTGAAGATGAATCGGCAGTTGTTATAAAATGCCTCAATATTCGCCCGTAGTAGGAGTTGAACGTCGTTGCCTGTGTTATCTGCCTCATCGATGATGATGACTTTGTGTTTAGAAGATCCCGTAAGTGAGACGGTCGAAGCGAAGTTCTTCGCTTGGTTCCGTACAGTATCCAAGAAACGTCCTTCGTCGGATCCGTTGATGACATAATAATCTGCTCCTAATTCGTTACATAGTGCCTTTGCAATTGTAGTTTTACCAATACCAGGAGGTCCAGCAAGAAGAAGGTTTGGAATCTCCCCCTTCTCCACAAACTCCTTAAATGTTTTTTTAGTTTCATCAGGAAGAATACAATCGTCAATTACTTGAGGACGGTATTTTTCCGTGAGAAGAAATTCACTTGCCATAATTTAATTTACCCATTCTGGTTTGCGTTGTGGCATACGAAGATAGTTATCAGACACCCAAGGTTTGGATGCAATGTACCTTTTGTATGCTTCAAATGTGTCAATAGTTTTGTCAAACTTCCACTCCTCGGGCATAGCACGAGCAAATGGAGTCACTTCTGTAATCTTACCCTTGGGAAACAAATAGTATGCATCCACAAGAGTTTTATAACAGGAGTGAGTTTTATTATACCTCAGGCAGTATTCATCGGACAAGTTTAATCCCCACTTGATTAACCAGTAGGCATTATGGATACTCTCCATTGCCCACTTGGTGCAGGGATGATTGCGGAATGCTCCTTTGTCTGTCTTGTAGGGGGTCCCATCTGCCTTAGGGAGAGTGCCGTACCCGTGTCCCCACTTCTCTGATGCCACGATAGAGAGCATTTGGCACGTTTCAACTGGCATCTTCACTATTAATTTGTCCGGAAGTACTATTGCACTTTCTGCCGGAAATTGATTTGTCACAAAAATGTTCATAATAAAAAAATTAAAGTTTAATTCAATTATATAATAGAATACTTTGGAAATTATCCAAATTGACTATCTGGTTCTAATGCAATCCAATAGCACAAATCGTGGTTCTTAGATTGGAATCGTGACAGTAGTTTTTCTGACACAACCACGTCGTAAGAACCAGGAATAATCTTGATGTTTTCTACCTTGAAGTTGAAGGTAAATTCAGAATCAGTTTCACCAACAACGATGGCATACTCATTAGAAGTATCATTCTTCTTATCACGAACCACTAGTTTGATGACACCATTCTCACCAACAGCAGAGAGGTCGGGAAGTTGATACACTGCTGCTGCCTTGACCAGTTTTTCTAGAGAAGTACTGTCCAATTGGAAGCAAACATCTTGTGAAGGAAGTTGAATGTTCTTATCGGGAGGAGAGATAATCACATTGGGGTCGGCAAAGAAATATTTTACACGACGCTTACCTTCTTTAATACTGAGATGCGATTCTTCAGTAAAGTCAAGGTCGGGGTCTTGGTGAAGACTCAGACCATTGAGAAACTGATTGAGGTCATAAATCGCAAAGTCACGAGGAAATTCTTCACTAATTTCTGCTTCAGCTAGTATATTTTTTGCCACAGAAATGGTACGAAGACGATTACCCTGCTTTACAAGAATGGAATTGTTAATGCCAGCAAAGTTCTTGAGAAGAGCAAGAGTATTATCAGAGAGTTTCATAGTTTTATCTTGGAGTTTCATAATCAACGAAATTCAGAGAGACCATTATCTTTGCGGGAATAATGTTTGTCAAAGTGAAGCAATAGCATAGCATAGTGAATGACTTTCATCAAATCACGCTTATTACGTCCATCCTTGTCTCCATAACGAGAACCATACTTTAGGATGTTTGCTTGACAAAAACCTGCTGCCAGTTTCTTTGCTGCCATCAGATCAATTGTTTGGATATCAGCATAATCTTCTTCATCACCACAATAGTGACCGTGATAGGTGCTGGTTACATAATCCTCAACATCTTTGAGGATTTTATCTTCGTTATATTTCCAAAGATGATTTGTTGTTTCACTCATAGTAATATTAAAAGTTGTTTCAGTCATAAAAAGAGGAGGCACTTTTTACCTCCTTATATTCTATCAGTTTGCTTGCTGCTCGTCAAGGTTATAAGTTACATGTTCGCCTTCTGGCATTTGGAAATCAGCATCCACTTTATCATACAATTCGAGGAATGCTTGCTTGGTTTCATCATCAAAGCGGTTTACACACACTTGGATTGCCTTTGCCTTATCTTGGAAAATGCTATAGGCACGGATGATGTGAACCAGACGGCGGGTGCTGATGATTTCTTCAATACCACCATCATAAAATGTTTTACGAATAATATCACTCCAATCAACCAAACTCTTGCAGAAATCACGATCCTCAACACCAAGATCCAGAGCAACGCCTTCAAGGATCTTCTGCTCGGTTGCAGGGGCAGGATACTGCTGCTCAAATGTCACAGGGAAACGCTCCAGGAACGCCTCATTGAGCACGTTGGTGCCGATGAACCTACCGTCATCAGAACCCTTACCTTTAGTGTTTGCAGTGGCAATCACGTTGAAACCTTCATCAGGTTTTACAAACTTACCAATCTTTTTCAAGAATACACCCTTACCCTCTAGCACGGATTGTAGGCAAAGGATTTTGTTGGAGGCAAGGTCAATCTCGTCAAGGAGCAGGATTGCTCCACGCTGGAGTGCTTCGATGACTGGACCATTGTGCCAGACAGTAGCACCATCCACAAGACGGAAACCGCCGATAAGATCATCTTCATCAGTTTCAATCGTAATGTTTACACGAATTAGTTCACGCTTAAGTTGAGCACACGCTTGCTCCACCGAGAACGTTTTACCGTTACCCGAAAGACCCGTAATGAACGTAGGGTAAAAGAGACGGGACTGAATAATTTTTTTAATATCGTTAAAGTTACCAAACTTGACGAAGGTATCATCTTTTTCGGGGATAAGATTTTGCTCAACTGCAGGGAGAACAGAAGGTGCTTGATAAGAACGCTCAATCTCTTCAACACGTTCTTGAGTCACTTCCAGATTCCAACGCCCACGAGCGGTCTTAAAAGATTCCAAGCGACGGGTCACGGTCTGATAGTTGAGACTACGAGAAGCACAGAAACCTTTCAGGTCACCAGAAGTAATTTTAGAACCGTACAGTTCTTTGATAGATTCGATCAATTGAGCGTCGTTCACAGAAGATTTGCGAGACATAATGTAGTTAGGTGGTTTGTTTCAACAGACTTATTATACACACAAAAAAGGGGCAACCGAGTGCCCCTTGTGACGGTTTGGAAAGTGGTTCAGGAGGACTTTTTCTTCTTGACTACTTTTACTGGTTTTTCATCAAAAACTTTCTCAACCTTGTCTGGTTGTGGTGCTACTTGTGGGACTGGTGCTACTTCAGGTGCAGTTTCCTGAAATAAATTGGTAAATCTACTCATTAGACCTAGTATAACTCTTTGAAGTATTTATCAGGCAACCAATTCCACAAACTCACCCAGAATTTTCTTGTTCATTTTTTTAGTTTTAAGGCTCTTCACAAAGGCAGATTTGATTTGCGCCTTTGTTGCATCGTCAGCAACAGAAAACTCAGAATCCTGAGAAAGAGTGGTAGAAGACAGACCAAAATAGGAATGATACCCAGAGTTCTTGAGAGTAAATGCCTTCTGTTTCTTCCAAGCACCCATCACCTTATCATACTCAGAACCATAGAATCCACAATAACGGCGAATGAATTGACCGGCATCACGGGATTCAAGAACACGAATACCAATAAAATTGATATCAGTAAACTTGTCCCTCAGATTGTGAAGAAGAACCTCAGTAAATTCCTGCTTCTCAGAGTCACAAGAATAAGTCATTCCAGTCTTACGGTCACGGAGGAAGGCATTAAAACCAATGTGAGCGGTACCCATATATGGTTCATCTTCCCAACGACGCTGAACCTCATGATGATATTTCACAAGGCATCCCTCACCATCAGTCAGAACCACACACTGAACTTTCTGAAGTTTGTTCTCCTTCTTGAACTTAGGCAAAATCTGATGAAGAGAAATCAGTGCCTCATTTAAGGGAGTTCCTGAAAGACCCATTCCAAGAGGAGCAGAATAATAGCAGTGAGAATTGTAACAGAAAGACTTAGCAAGACGGAAAATATTCTTCATATGCTCCTCCAGAGTGTTCACATTCACTTTGCTGGTGAGAAGATTCATCATAGAGAACCATTCACCAACCTGAACAAGACCATCTTTCTTCTTATAGGCAAGTTCACGAATGTTTGCCTTACCATCTTCACCATATTTCACCAGAGGATAATCAGTGGTGAAAGCATAAACCTCAAACGGAATTGAAACTTTCTTACAGAACCAAATCAGGTTGAAGAGTTGCTTGACCGTATCCAGCATCACATTAGACATAGAACCAGACCAGTCCAGAACAAATACCAGACCGTGATTTTTACCATCAGCAAAAGTCGTAACCTTCCTGAAGATATCTTCATTATACTTGTAGGTATGAAGTTTAGAACAATCCAATACACCAGTGCGGGAAGTTGTGGCACGAGCATAGGAATCTGCTGCCTTGCGACATTCAAACTCTTTCACCAGATAGTTGACTTCCTTCTGAGCAGAACGCTTGAATTCCACATACTGCTTATCAACTTCACCAAAGATATCCTCTTGCTTATATTCACGCTCGGAAAGAAAAAGTTCCCAACTGATTTTACACTTGGAATGAATCTCCGAATTAGGAACAATCACCTTATCCAAGTCAAGTTGAGGCAGTTCAAGATAAACATTCTCAGAAGAATCATTACCTACAAGTTCTTTCAGTGCCTCTTCCAGAGACTCCATCGTCTTGACTTCAGGTTCTTCATCATTCTCACCACCTTCATTTGTAGGTTGCTGTTGCTGCTGAGAATTTTCATCAGAAGTAGCAGCACCATCAGAACCTTCAGATTCAGGTTGCTCACTCTCACCTTGCTCCTGGTCAGTAAAATCAGAAGCGGGTTGATTATCATCACCACTCTGCTGCGACTCAAGATTGTCCAGAGAAGTCTTGGTTTCTTCCTGTTGCTTCTGCTTACAATACTTATAGAGTGCCTCTGCGGCAATCAGAACATCGGCAAAGGTCTCAGTATCGGCAATCAGATTGATGATTTCAGTCTCTTCACCAGGTTCAACAGGAATATCTACATAATTACCAACCTTGAACCACAGGTTTGCACGGTCGGCAAGATTATAAGTTTCTACATTATCATCTTTGATTTGAAAGAAGTCATCATCAACAAGTTCCTTATAACCGTTATAGAAGGTCTTGGCGAGACCAGCATAACGACGCTTCATCAGTTTCTCAATACGAGCATCCTCAACCACATTCACAAACTGCGGCGGGATCTTGTGTTGCTTCAACCAGTCCTCATCAGGCGTATAGAGAGCGTGACCGACCTCGTGACCCACCAGAAGGTCATACACAGTGTTGCTTGCCTTCTCCCACATAGGAAGCGTGAGCACACGGGTATGAACGTTAAAGCAGGCAGTCTCCACTTTCTTGTGCTCAACCACAAGGTCTTCGGTAGCAAGAAGTTTGGCGAGTTGAGACTTGATTTCGTGGCGGACAGGCATAGATTTGTTGCGTATGAAGTCATTATACAAAAAAAGGAGGTCTTGCGACCTCCCAGTGGACAGTTTGGAAAGTGGTTTCTAGTCGTGCTCACCCATTGCTTTTTGCTTACGGAGTTTCTTAGGATTCTTGGTTACACCACCAGAACCCTCTGAAGGATAATCGTGGTCTTGACGAGTACCTACACCATGAGCAGCACCTGCTCTTGCTCTTTCTCTATCGTCAGCAGTCAAACCCTTTCTTGGTGAATCATCTGGAGTTCTATTAGCAGGATTAGTTCTACTCTTCATTGCCTTAAGAAAAGGCTTTCTCTTTGCAGTCATCTTGGTTTTTGATGCTGCACTGTATGCCTTCGGTGTAGCACCATATGAACCTTCTGCTTCATCTAGAACTTCTTCAACAATACTCTGCTTCCACTCTTCACTCATATTCGCCATAATAGCAAGAGCTGCCTTATTGGTGTCTGCGTAACCTTCGGCAACTAGGTGCTCCAAAATATGCTCAAACATATCTTTTCCACCCTTTTGCGGAACTTTTCCCCTATCTCTGAGTCTTTCACGACCACCTTCGGATCTCTCTTCTTTAGAAGCACTTGGACTAAACTTACCTAGCATTAATCTGCCATGTGTTTCAGCCTTAGTTTCTGGTCTTCCTCTTTTCTTATCCGCTTCACGCTGTTGAGATTCCCGAGAAAGAGCACTCAAACTAGTTCTTCTACCTTCATCAAGTTGATAAACCTGATTATATGCTTCTTGTAAATTGCGAATTTCTTTTGCGTCCATTTTTATGAATACTTTTTTTTTATTTATTTATGCATAATCCCCCTCTGTTGGAGATCCATATTTCTTCAACCAGATCTTATTTCCAAGTTCTTTTGCTTTTGCAGGATCCTTAGTTCTTAGTTCTTGATATCTTTTAATATCAGGATCAACTGATTTAGTTTTTGTTGCAACTGTTTTTGAAGTATCTTTTATAACTGGATTTGGTTTAACTTTTTTTACAGTATCTTTTGTAACTGTATTTTGTGTAGGTTTTTTCGCTTTTTGAGGGGTTGGAAGTTTAGGTGCAGGTAAAGCAACGTCTCCACGCTTCATTGCAGCAGTTAAAGTTCCATCAGCAGTTGGTCTTGGTGCCATAACAGCAGCTGCAGCGCCAGCAGGAGTAAGATTTCTTAGAGTAGCGATAGTAGATGCAGTCTTGGCAACAGGTTCTGCAATTTTTCTTCCTTGGTCAGCAAATCTTGCAAGTTCTGGAAATTTATCAAGATTCGGACCAGTTGCTCTAAGTGTAGCACCAGGTCTATATGGATTTGGTTTAGTTGTAGTTGGTTTTGCTGCTGGAGAAGAAACTTTTGTAACTTTTGGTGTTGGTGGTTTTGGTGCCTTTACTTCTACTGGTTTATTGGGATAAAGCATTTTTCTCAAACCCTGTGCAAATACTTGCGTGGGATGTGGTTTATCAAGACCAAGAATATTAGCAATACCACGAGCAACAACTTCTTGCGGATGCATTCCTTGCTCCACAACATAAGTCATAATGTAATTTGACTCTTCTACTGTACATCCCTCATTTAAAAGAAAATTAAAAACTTCATCATAAACATCTTCAATAACAACTTCACCCTCTGGTTCATAATGTGCTTTTTGAATATTTGCACTTTTAGTTGGTTTTAAAGGAACTACTTTTCCCCCACCATACTTCGGATTACTGTCTATTATTTTTTGAAGGGTTTCATCAGGATTATCAGTAGGAACTCCCATTCTTTGTTCCAAAATTATATTATATGCATCTCGTAACGATTTATATTCTTTAAAATTCATTTCTAAAAAAATCTTTTTAGGTATTTATAAAAAAAGAAGCACCTCCAGAGAGGCGCTTCTTGAGTGCTTGGCGACGTGCCTTTGCTTGTCGGAGTGCTTGCGGTTTTAGTTTCCGCTTCTGCTCCTTTTTAGAGTGGTGTTGCCAATTTGGAAGTTTCATTAGTCTTGTGTTGATGGGGACAGATTACTATCTATATTTGCAGAAGTCAAGGAGTCCAGTTGAGAAAGTGTCCCTGTTCTTATTTTTTTCATAATATCACTTCTTCTTTTTCTTTCATTATCACTTATATTCAATTTTGTTCCAACTTCTAGTCTAAACTATTTATATCGGTTTAATTCTAGAAAATCCTTTTATTTTTTCAAATGAAATAACATTATCAAATTTATCCTGTAAGTCTGTTTTATGAGAAATTACAAAAACATTTGTGTCTTTTACAACATACTTAATAATTTTTAAAAACTCATCAGCACCAAATCCATCAAGAGAAGAGTCAAAAACTTCATCAAATAAAAGAATATTACAATTTACAGAATTTTTGACTCTTGCCACTTCACGCCAGGCAAACAACAGGGCAAGGTCAATTCTTGCCTTTTCACCTTCAGAAAATGAAGAGTATGAGAAATCTTCGTGAATAGGTGATTTAACATTCTCATTGAATTCAGAATCCAATTCAAAATTGATATAAAAGTCCATCATCTGAAGATAACGATTCACCTGCTGATTTATGAAAGGAAGATACTTTTTAATAATCTTCGTTTTTACACCATCATCCTTGAGTAATGAATAGGCAAAATCATAATAAACGATTTCTTCTTTTTTCTTTGAAAGGTCTTCAAATGTTTTTTGGAGATTTTCTTTAAATTCTTCTAGTTTCTCATGCTCAGTATTTCTGTTTTTAAGTTTCTCGGTAATTGTTTGAATTTCAGTTTCAAGATCTCGGATTTGTCTCTGGTTGAGGGAAATCCTAGTATTGTTTTGAGAAATCTCATGGTTGAGTTTTGTAATCTCCTTAGATAGAGCAATGAATTGACGCTCTCGTTCTTGTTCTATCTTTATAGTCTCTTCCAGGTCTTCATAACCCTTCTTGAGTTCCTTTGCTTTATTTTGAGCGTCTGTAATTCTATTTAACCGAAACTCTTCCTCAATTGTCTGAGTACAAGTAGGGCACACCGTATTTTCAGTGAAAAACTTATGCTCTTTCGTAATGACAGATACTTTCTGGGAGATTTTACCTCTGAGATTGTTTAGTTTTACTAACTTTTCACTGGCACCAACAACTTCTTCCTGCTCCTTTGTATATTGAACAATACCCTCTTCAGTCTTAGCATTTTCAATCATATAAATGCCAACTTCTTTGTCTAAATTGGCAATCTTTTCTTTATTGGCATTTATATTGGCATTTCCACGATTCTCAAGTTCTTCGATGAAGTTTTTCTGCATCTTCATCTTCTCTTTCAAATTCTCCTTACGCAACTCAAGAGATTTCACTTGGTCTTTCTGTGTGCGAATTCTATCCTTGATGAGATTATTCATCGCAGAGAAAATACGAATATCCAAAAGATCTTCAATAACTTCCCGACGATGTGCCGTTGGAAGTTGCATAAAAGGCACAAAGGTACTACTACCCAGAATAACAATCTGAGTAAAAGACTTATAATTTACCTTGAGAATGTTCTCCTCTAGAATTCTCTGATTGGCACGGTCGTCTGCTTCCTTGTGCAGAGGACTGCCATTTACCTCAATATCAAATACATTTGGTTTAATTCCACGACGGACAAGATAATCTCTACTATTCGTTGAGAATTCAATTTCAACTAAACAATCTTTTTCGTTTGTAGTATTGACTAATTGTGGTTTATTGATTTTCCGAAACGGTTTATTGAAAAGAGCAAAGGTAAGAGCATCCAATACCGTTGACTTTCCAGCACCGTTTGTACCGATGATTAGATTGGTATGATTTTTTTCAAAGTCAATCTCAGTAAATTGATTCCCCGATGAAAGGAAATTCTTGTATCTAATCTTGTGAAATACTAGCATTTTTAGGAGGAATTACGATATCGTCAGGAGTGATCACAGCATACTTGTAATTATACAATTTACAAGTCTTTATGGCAAGGTCGTCGTCAACTTCAACAACATCCATTTCTTGGTCTTCTTGGTCTTCAAGCATCAAAGCATATCGAGTAGCATCATCTTCTTCTTCAAAGAGAAATAAAACTTTATGTCCATATTGGTCTTGGACAGCATAAGCACCATCGTCTTTTCTATCTTTGAGCGTGAGAAGAAACATTTACTCTACCTCGCAAGCTTGTCGATAAAGATCTTGAAAAATACCTTTGATGATGTTTTTATCAAATTCAAACTCTGCTTCGTCAATATAACGATTTAGAATTGACATTGTATTTTCTTCTTCATCAATCTCAAAATCTTCGTTTTCCTGAATATCAAAGTTTTCTACAATCTTGAGATCTTGGATTCCTGCCGTGTAAAGTTTGTCGATAAACTTCTCAAAATCTTTTTGTTTAGATTTTTTACGAACGATTACTTTGACAATCTTGTTTTCATATTCGGTAGTGTCGAATAGTTGGTAAGGAGTATCCTCATAATAAATGTTATAGAATAATTTATAAGGATTGTTGATTGGAGTATGCTCTAATGTTTCCGTATCAAAAATATGAAATCCCCGAGTATCGTTCACATCAGTCCAATACATCTCATAAGGATTACCTAGATAGAAAACTTTTCCGTTATTTGATCGAGTGTGATAGTGTCCCGAGTAGACCCTATCGAACTTCTCAAATAGTTTGCTCTCCAAACCATGCTCCATGATGAGTTGTCGATTAACTCTAAATCCTTGGAGTTCAAGATGCCCCATCGCACATTTGCTAGTCGTCTTTTCAATAATTTTAAGAGTTTTTGTTTCATTTTCTTGATTAATCCATGGTAAAAATAAAATCTTTAATCCACCAATATTAACTTCAGTCGGGTCACTATAAGTCTTTATATTAGAATACGTCTGAAGGAGAAGTTCTGGAGAATTTACACTATTGGTATTCTTATAGTAAGTATCGTGATTACCAATAATCATATGGACTTCATACTTTTTAAGAGGGTCAAATACAACCCTCTTTGCCCATTCAAGACTTTGATAGTCAATCGACTTCCGACTATCAAAGGCATCTCCCATATGAATCACTGCCTCTACATTATTTTCTTCAAGGGCAGGAAAAAATACATTCTTGTAAAAAAGTTCGAAATAATCGTGGAGATGTTTAGACCCTTTTTTGGCACCATAGTGACTATCGGTGATAATTGCTACCTTCATTTGTTGCGGTATTGAATAGCATCTTTAATCCCATTATACTCTGAACTGTGCCCAGAAAGCAAGCTATCATCAACAACCATAACCTCATCAAACCCAGTGCGTTCAATGATCTTGGTCTTAATATCCAGTTGCTTCTTTTCCTTTTGAATTCTTCTCAGGAATGCGTAGTGAATAATCTGAGTGAAATAAGCGAAAGGATTCTTAGACTTTTCTGGATCAAAGTTATGAATGTACTGAACACAGTTTTCAATGCCATCAGAAATCATATCCTCACGGAACATATAATTCACAAAGTTTGGTTTATATGAAAGGTGAGTGGCAATCTTCAGAAAACACTCTCCAAGATAATTCGGAATGGGTGGTTTACCTTCCCAATGCTTGCCTCTATCTTCTTTAGTGGGGTTTCTATCGAACTTCTCATTGAATGACTTTTCGACCTTGGATCGATACACAATCATTGCTTCTAGAAGTTCTTTGTTGTTTACATAATGTTCTGTCTTTTTCTTAGGCATAGCATTGGACTTATATAATATAGGTTATGCTTATTATACCACAACATAGGGGGGCTTGACAAGTTATAATATTGTGTGTAGAATACCTTTGTTCTGGTTGAAGATGAGAGTTTAGCTTTCTTTAAGACCTTTGAATATTCTTTCAAGTCTTTTGCGGGCATCTTCAACGGAAGAGAGATATCCCATCTTAGGAGACGGTTTTACTTGACCTGAAGGATTGTAAACATCAATACTATCATCATCTTCAATGTAGTTATTGTAAATATCAATCATTCTTTTATCTGTAGTTTCAGTCATAGTAATAATCTTATCAAGTTTTATAATAAAGAAATCATCATTAGATAATTCTATCCAAGGTTTAACCTTAAGGTAAGTTCCATGTTGATTACTATAAGATTTCATAGTTACTGGATTTTGAAGCACTAAGACTGGATCTCCATCATTCTCATCAATTAAGACTAACGATAGAATTTCTTCACCAGATATTAGTTTTATAATTGCGTAAAATTCATCTCCCATTAGTTTTTAAACGGTATATTTACAATATCATAATTAAAGTTTTCTTCATTATAGACTTTGATCCTTTCAATTAAGTGATTGAGGGTATAGTTCTTTCTTGACTTATAGCTGATATCATCGGCAATGTCATATAGAGTTGCTTTTGTCTTATTATTTCCTTTTCTTAAAACTCTACCAATTGACTGGAGATTACGGATTCTAGATTTCGAAGGTGATGCAAAAATAACATTATGTAAATTCTTAATGTTAATTCCTGTACTAAACGTTCCATAGGATGCCACAATAATTGCATTATTTTCTTTTTCAGTAATTTCACGTACTTTTTCTCTATCTTCAGTATCAACACCACCATGCACAAAGAATACATGGCGATCATCACTGATACTTTTATTTATTAATTCGTATAAGGGTTGTCCGTGACCTTCAACACGGGCAAAGAGAATTAGAGTGTTTCCTTTTAAATCGAGAGCAAGATTCTTAATAAATTTATTTCTTTTTTCATGATTAATAATATATTGAACTTCATCTTCAAATGTTTCAAAACGGTTGGGTGGGTGTTTCAATAGAAGAATGTTAATGTCTAATGTAGCAACATGACCTTTCTTCATTAACTCATCAGTTTTAATAATCTTATAAGAAGGACCAAATAATCCCTCTAAAACCCATTTATGAGTTTGTGATCCATCTAAAGTTCCAGTAAATCCAAATCTATATTTGCAGTCAGAAAGTTTTGTCATTATAGATACTAATGACTTTGATTTAAACTGGTGTGCTTCATCTCCTACTACCACATTAAATCGTGAGAAATATTGTCGGGGAAGTTTGTAGATGGACTGCCAGGTAGTGATAATTACCTGAGAGTTTGTTTCTCTTTCTTTTCCAGCATATATTTTGTGGCAGTATGATCCCACATCAAACCCATAATCTTCAAAATCTTTATACATCTGTTCTACAAGGGATGTCGTTGGGACAACTACGAGAATACTTTGTCCTTTCTCAACGTAATATCTCACAATTGAATATATCATCAACGACTTTCCAGAGGCAGTTGGAGATATCAACAACTTTCGATTATGTTTTAAAGCGTCGTATACTCCCTCAACTTGGTACTCACGGGGAGCGTACTTGCAAATAGAAGTCATATAGTCTTTCACACCTTCCTTTGAGATGTGCTCATTTACCTCAAAAGGAAGACCATAATACTTATTGTTTCGAAACTCATAAGTGTATTCGTGCTGCTCACAGAATCTTATGAGTTTATCTAATAGACCAACGTATATTTCTCTCGTATTAACGTTAAACAAATAAATGTAACCATCCCACCACTTATTTTTGTAGGCTGGTGCAAATTTAGCATTTGGAACTTCAAATTGAAATGCGTCTCTTAACTCATAGTAGACGTGTGGATCTGCTTCAACTTGAAGAAATACCTCGTTCTTCTTTGAAATAATCAAATGTGACATTCATAACATATCAGTTATGATTATTTATTTCTGTTAATTAAACCCTGCTTGGAAACGGTTCCATTCAATTGCGTTCTTGATTTGAAAAGTTCTATTAGAAACTGTCTTGATAATCTCCTCAAGAAACTTCAACATAATGTCATAGTATCTGATTTTAAGATCTATTTTATTCAGTCTCTCATCAGCATCCAGATGCCTCTGTAACGCCTCTTTGTCTCTAACTTTATATGGGAATGGTTCTTCAACATAAACCTCTGCTGGTGCCTTTCCTGTGTAGTAGTTGTATCTTTCTAATTTGGCCCTACTATAAGTTTCTCTTGCCTTTTCTCTCAGGAGAGTGATTGTATTGTATATGGTATAATATTTGGAATGAAGTTGTGGAATTTTTAAAGATTCATCGTGCAAGTTATCAGGATCAATGACAGAATCTTTCTGCCACATTTCCTGAAGTTTTTCCAAATCAATTGACATTTAATAATTTCCCCAAACACCATTCTTCTCCTGGACATTCTACATTTCTTTTGTTTATTTGTCCATTATTCCACCATTTTGTTCCTTTTTGTGAGGGTGGATAATGTTTTTTATCTTTATGTGCTCTACTTATTTTATCTTTGGTTTTTTGACTGCAAGTACCTTTTTTAATACCTATGTGAGATTCAGTTAATTTTTTCTTATGTTCTTCTGTGAGTTTTTTTCCTTTATGTGCTTTACTTATTTTATCTTTAGTTTCTTGTGTGTGAGGTTTTCCTCTTTTATTACCTCTCATAATTTGGGATAATTTTTTCCTACCCTCTTCACTTATTACAGGACCATTTCTTCCCTTCATTTTTTCACTTTGTTTCTTTTTTTGATTTTCTGTTGCTATTCTTCCAGAAGATCCATCCCCACCATTAGTTCTGTTATGAAGAATACCTGTTTCTAAATCTTTTCTACCAAAAACAGCAATCATATAGATCTCGTGTTTGAATGCTTGTTCTTCTGTAAGATTTTTCTTTAAAAATAAAATTCTATTTTTTGGTGGGACATATACATTATTATGGTTTTTATTATATGCTCTAGATTTCTCACCTTTTCCAACATAGTACGGAGTACCGTTTTTACGCAAATATGCGTAGGTATAGAACCTTTTTTGGTCTTTCATCTGCTTCTATTTTGGTTGGCATTACTATTTATAATAAAATAGGGTAGATTTCTCTACCCATCTCTAAAAAGCGCCAACCAATTAGAGCAAAATTATTTATAAAGATTCATAAAGGATTTCCATCAGTTCCTAGAATATTATATACAGTATACTTGAAAGTTACCTCTGCTGTAAAGTATTGAATGTCAGTTTGTGTTGCATCAAATTCTAAAGATGATAAAGAAAAGGGAAATAAATCTTTAAATTTTATAATTGATATTGTATTGAAATTACTATTTAAAATGTAAAGACTTCCGTCACTAAATGCTTCTTTTGAATCTTGAACTCCATTTTCTGTAATTAAATCTCTATATTGCTGTGTTGTTTCTGGGAAACCCAAACCAGTAATCCAATTATGTATTGACACATAATTTTCCATATTTTCATCAACTAAAAATCTAATGTTCAAATCACCATAAGTTGGTTTTGTTCCTGGAACATCAAGATCCTTAAGGTATGATGGTTGAATAACAGATGTTAAAGAAATCTCTGGAATTCTAGCTGAATTGCAAAAAAATCCAACCTTAGGATATTTTGCAATGGTAAGTTTAAATCCTACAGGAGAAAGAAAATTTCTATTTGCAATTTGATTTGGAAAATTACAATTCGCCATTATTTTTTCTTAGTTGGAACTATTTTTGGAATATTCATATTCACTTTAACTCCTAAATCAGGAATTTTTGGTTTTGGTTTTTCTTTTGGTATTGGTGTAACATCAAGATCTCTTACACCAAACTGTTTATAATCTTTATATCCAAGATCTTTTGTTGTTTGTGTAGTTAAGTCAAATTTACGATCTCCGTGATATGGACCCCTATCAACAACAGGTGCAACAACAGATCTGCCGCTTTTAGGATCGGTAATTTTTACTTTGCTTCCCAATGGCAATGTTTTATGAGCAACTCCCCTAGTTGTGGGTGATAATTTTATACCAGAAGCAGTTGGATTTCCATATAATCCTGGACCATAAGAACTTGTTGATACTATTGCACCAAAAGGAATTGCTTCTTTTAAAAATTCCTTAAAAGTTTTCATTCTTTTTTATTTCTATTTAGATAAAAAAAGACCCTCCCAAAGGAGGGTCTGATGAGTGTGTGAATTTAAATCACATAAGGTTAGCAACCTTAACTCTTCTGTAGTAAACGTTAGCGTTGGTGGTAAGAGCACCTACACCAGCGTCAATACCCTGAGCGAATGGGTTAGCAACCATACCATAACGAGTCTTAAATCCGATCTTGGGCTGGAAGGTGTTCTCTCCAACTGCACGAACCATCTGCAGAGGAACATATGGGCAGTAGAAAATACCTGCATCATATGGGCTAGAACCCTTATATCCAACAACGTAGAACTGGTTAGCAGCAACGTTTGCAGAATATGGATCAATATAAACGCGATACTTACCTTGGAGAACACCAGCAAAGGTGTTACCAGTGTCATCAACGTTCAGGTTAGCGTTGAGAGCTGGGGTGTAATCGAGAACACCAGCCATTGCAAGTGCTGAAGCAACGTCAGCAGAGCAAAGGATAGTGTTGCCCTTTCCTCTACGAGTTTGCTGTGCAATTGCGTTTGCATCACGCTCGATTTGGAAAATAAGACCCTTGAACTTCTCAACAGACCAACGACCGTTAGAGTCAACGTCGAGGTCAAAAGTTCCTGCGGTAGCAGTATTTACTTGAGCACCAGGCTTAGCAACCTTATAGATTGTTCTGATAACTTCACGGTTAATTTCAGCAAGAATTTCAGTGCTGAGGATGTTAGCAAGCTCAGCTTCTGCATTCAGACCATGAATTGCTTTCAGATCCTGAGCAAGCTCAAGGCTGTATTCTGCTTTCAGAGCACGACTCTTAGCAGTAACAGTAACCTTCTCGATTGAGAAAGCCATCTGGTTGAACTGATCAGATTCGCCAAGCGATTCTGCATTGTCAGTTCTCATACCCTGACCAACATTATATGCTTGTTGGTTGGCGTTGGTAGCATCAAGGATTGAAGGGTTGCTGCCAGCTTGTGCAGTAGTACCCATACCAACAGTGCCATTTGTCCATCCTTCGGTTTGATCGAACGATGCACTCTGACCAGAGAATGCCGAATCTACTTCATTGTAGAAGGTTTCGGTTCCAGACTGGTTGGTATAACGTGAACGCATTGCGAAGATCAGTCCGGTAGGACCGTTCATTGGTTGAACGCCACAAAGATCGTAAGCGATCAGATTGGGCATTGAGCGGCGAATTAAGGAAATTAGAACAGGGTCGAAACCTTGCATTGCGCCAGTTGAAGCACCACTTAGACCTGTACCAGATCCAGTTGAAGTACTGGTGAAGTTGGTTGGTGCCTCGTAAAGAAACTCACGCTCTTCGCGGAGTGCTCTCTCTTGGTTTTCGAGCAGAATAGCGGTTACAGCTCTACGATGAGAATCTTTGATTGAATCAAGACCTTCATAGTCAAGGAGCGGTGCCCACTTCTCCTGCAGTTGTTCGGTATTGAACATTTGCATTTGATTTTACCTCTTTAAAAATTTAAGTTTGACCTATGATTTAAAAATCACTTTTTAGAAGCTCTGCTGAGAACTGATAGATATGCCCCCATTGAACCCTCAATTGGTTGAGGATTTAATGTAGTTTCCTCAGAAAGATTTTCAGCAGTATTTCTTTGAGTACCAGCAGTTCTGGTTGGGAAATATGATTCCCTTAGAGTTACTAGTTTCTCACGATAGTTCTCTTCACCATCAAACTCAACATTTTCAGCAAGAGAAGCGAGTTTGTCCTTCTGAGAAAGTGCAAGACCCTCAGCGACATCTGCAAAGATTACATCAGCAACAGACTCTGCTAATCTTCTATTTAGAGCAACGTTTCTTTCGATTTGCTCGTTGAGTTTTTCTTCCATTTCATCAAGTTTATCTACCATACTCTCGATTACATCATATCTATCTTCAGGGATTGTTACATAATGATCTTCAAAAAGTTGCTTCATTCCATTGAGGAATGACTCAGTCATTTCAGTCTTAAGACCGTGCTCAACTGCAAGTGCATTCTCTTGAATCCACTCATCAGCAACATACTCAAGGTATGCATCAACACGATCAGTTAAACTTTCTTTAATATCTTGTAGTTCTTCTACAAGAGCAACAGCATATGATTCTTCAAGTTGCTCTTTGATTTCCGAAACTTTTGAGCGAATTGCTGCTTCAAAAATAGTGCGTGCTTTCTCTTGGAATTCCTCGGAAAGATCTTCACCGGCAAGAAGAGCATTTACATCTTCTTCGATGTCAAAGTTTTCTTTAACTTCTTTCTCATCCTCTTCATCCTCATCCTCTTCCTCCTCATCCTCTTCCTCTTCTTCTTTCTTTTTAGCTTCTGCTACAACCTCTTCCCCATCCTCAGAAACTTCATCTTCAGAAACTTCGTCTTCGACAAGTTCATCTTCGTCTTCGACTTCTTCTTTAGCAAGAGTATGCATTGGTTCAGCAGCAGATGCCTTAGCATTAACAACATCTCTTACTTGAGCAAGAGTTGCTCCAGGAGTTTTTAATTCTGCTGAAGAATCATCTGGACGATAATTTTCTGGAGTAGGACCACCTAAATCTTCCCAACCACCAGTTTGTCCTGGAGTAGCAACTCCAGAAGCATTTTGGGCAATGTTATGCATTGGTTCGGCAGGTGCAGCCCCTTTGGTTACTACGTTTTCCATTTCTTGTAAATTTCTACCAACGGACATTTGTTTTAGATTGTGAATATTTAATCTATATTTATTTATAAATTATAGATTTGAAAGAAATTCTTGGAACAATTGAACTTTATGTTCTTGAAGAATTCTTTCATCAACTAGAGTATTAATTCTACGCTTTGTTGACTCTACAAATTGCTCACGGAGAATTCCGCCATCCCAAATCCATTCCTTTCCTTCCATAATTCCCTGAACAAATGCATCAGGAGCAGAAGGATCGGCAACAATATCAGCAGCAGTTGCTAACATAAAATCTTCACCAACGATCTTATGACCTTCATTGGTTATTTTAAGTGAGCCTACACCACGAGAAGAAACACCAAGACAAACTCCTTCACTGATAAGAGATTTTGCAATCTTACCCATTGGTGTTTCAAGAAGTTTTGCTTTTCCAATAAAGTTGTTACCATCTCTATAAAGCTCACAAATTTTATGTGAAACACGATCAAGATTTACGGTAGGTCCATCAGGGTGTCCAAGTTCTCCAAGAGCACGACCTTTTACAACAAAATTTTCATTATAACGATTTACTTCTCTTTCCATAACAGAAAGAGGATACATTCTACCATTTCTGTTAACTTGTTCTGCTTGCAAGAAAATGCCTTTGATATAGCACTGTTTATTAGTGCCTTTACCTTCGGTAATAAATTCTACTTTTTGAATTTCTTCTGTGATGAGTTTCATTTTTATTCGGAAACTAATTGAACTACTTCTGATATACTTATACTTGTTGCAGTGCTTGCTGCAAGTGCAGCAACTTTTACACTTCTAGATACTGTTGCACCAGTTACTGTAATGACACCAACTACCGATGAGGTATTTGCTGCGATTGTTATTGAAGAATCAGTTGCGGATGTAATTTCTTGGTGAACTGTATTAATTCCAGAAGGTTGTGCATTTTCAATGGTAACATAATCACCAATCAAGAAAGGATTTCCTGCATTGTTTGAAAAAGTAATTACTGTGCTTGTTCCAGTTGTAATTCCAGAAATTTGTTGCCTAGCAATTCTTTCTTTTATAACTTCAGCATTATATGGCGGTATATGAAAAGAATCTGATGTTACTGTAGGATTTGAACCAATATCTACATAAACTGATGTTAATCCTGTAGAAACTCTAATATATCCACTTTTTAATGCAATAGGATTACTAGTCGCAGCTACAGATACTGTGGGAGAAATTGCACCTACATTTTGAACTATTTTAATTGCCATTATTCAGCATCTCCTTCGTTTGAATTATCTCCAAACATAATATTTGCAACCTCTGGACGAAGATAATTAATTCTATCTGCCGCTTTAGCAAATAAAATATTTTTAATGCCGTCAGAAATTTCTGAGGCACTACTGTCAGTTGCAATCAAATCGATAAGATCTTCCATAAATTATTTTTACAAATATGAAACTATTTATATTTTGCCACCTTTAGGTTCTGGCAACTCTACTTGAGATACATCTACAGATGGTTCTATAGGAACTTCTCCACCAGCACCTTGCTCTATTGCTTGACCTGCACCTTCTCCACCACCGGGAGGTAATGGATTACCCATTTCATCTACTGGGGCATTTGGATCTGGAAGTATTCCTTTTGAAATTTCATCTTCAATTTGCCCATCAATGTCAATGATTTCAGAGTCAGTTTGGCGAAGAATTTTCTTACGAACGTATTCAGTTGAAAAATATTTTCCAATGTATGGTTCAGCAGTTGTCAAAAGCGTCAATCGGTTTGTAAGAATTTCTGCTTCTTTAAGTTCAGAAAAATGATTATCATACAGAAAATCATATTGAATATGATCTTCCATTTTTTCCCAATCATCTGGAGAAACAATATTCTTCAAAATAAGTTGAGTTCTTAACATATCGTTAAACATCAACGCAAATCTTTTTCTAAGTCTCCCAACAAATTTGGAAAATTTTAATTCATCTCTTAGAATTTCTGACGATCTTCCAAGATTAAATCCATCTCCACCACCAGCAATTCTTGTTTCAGGAACACCTAATGCACGATATAATTTTTTTTGAAAATATTCAATATCAGCAAGTTCTCCTAGATTTTGACCTCCTGGGAGAGTTGTGATCTCTGTTCCTCTACCACCCTCTCTTCTGGGCAGCCAAAAATCTTCAAGCATAGACATATATTTTCTATCATCACGAATTTCTCCAGTATTTGCGTCATAAACTAATTTGTTACGATAACGACTCATAACTTCTTTCAAATATTGTTCTGCCTTTACTTTAGGTAGATTTCCAACATCAATGTAAAAAATACGACGCTCTGGTGCTCTAGATAATCTATAAATTACAAGAGAGTCTTCAATCATTCTTAATTGATTGAGAGCTTTAATTGCCTTGTGGAGATATGAAAGGACCGTTCCTTTATTTCTATCAACTAATCCGGAAGTGCAATATGTTATAGAGTCTTTAGCAATCTTAATGGAACCTTTTGAAGAACCACTCAAAGAACCCATTGGATAATTTGGTGCTGGTGAGTAAATAAAATACTCTTCAATTTCCGAATAAGATAAATCTGTATTTGTCGAATTAATATTATTTGGTAGTTTACTTCCAATGATATTATTACCCTTATCGTTCGACCTAATTTCTTGTCGAACGTGTTTCATTTTCATTGGATCAATATATCTCAACTCCTTTATCCCTTCTTCAGGTTTTTTAGTGTCAATTACCTTTAGATAGTATAACCTTCCATCAATATACCAATTTCTAAAAATTTCGTGCGATTTTCTATCAAAGTCTAACATTTCTTTGATAGATCTAAACTCATTTCTAATAATTGTTTTGAGTTTTTCACTAGCATTTAAATTAGTTAATTCAATTTCAACAGGAGAGTCATATAAGTCACTTACAATTGCTTCATTTACAACGTCTTCAATTGCACCATCACACTCTGGGTGTAAAGCCATTTCACGGTAGCGGCGCATTAAATCAAACTCAGTTCTATAGACACCTTCAATATCTACATATTGTCCATAAAATCCAGATTGAATATAATAATCAACCCCGTCCTCATCTGATGGTGGAACGGGGGAAATTATAGATTTGGATTTTTCTTCTTTATTTTCAATCGAAAAACCAAAGAGTCTCGCCATTTTATAATTCTAGTTTGTTATGATATATTATTTAGTTAATGTCTGCACCACCAGCATTTGCAGCATTACCTTTAATCGCTTCCCACCAGTGAACTTGTAGTTCAACAGGAAACTCTTGAATACTTTCATTTCCATAATCAAGAGGAATACTTCCAACACTAGTTGGAAAAACATCATAGAAATGATATGCTCTTAGAGTTTCTCCAGTACGATCTAATTGATAAACAAAAGCATCTGCTTGGTAAGCGGCTGGATCCGTAACACCTGTATTATCGGAAAGGCGATTAATTTTATTCATCCAATTTTCAAAAGCAGAACGAATTGAAAAATCGGTGTCATTAATGATTGTAATAGTCCAAGTTTCAAAAGTTCTATCTCCAGCAACTTTAAGAGTTCTACCTCTAAATGCAACTTCAATTGAAGATACATTTGATGCTGGAAGAGCAGCTGCTTTGACTAGAAATCTTGATTTGTCAAGAATTTCGGAATCAACTTTTGCAATGTCTGGAAATGAGAGAACAACTTCAAAAAGATTGCTTCTTGTACCTCCACCAGTTAGCTTACTTTTGAAGTCAGTAATCTTTCTTAAAGGTGGTGGATTGATTTGATTTCTGGTTGCCATAGTTCTTTAAACCTCTAAATTAAAAGTTGCCGATTACTTCTTGGAAATCAACACCAGTCTTAGTGGCGATGAAGGTTAGACCGATAAAGTTAATCGATCTGGATGGTTTAATATAAATGTCAGCAACAAACTCATTAGCATCAATAACTGCTGCAGTGTTGTTTGTTTCGTCGCAAACCACAACATAATCAAAAATTCCTCTCTTTGCCTGAACATCACGAAGGAAAGGTTCAATTGTGTTTACAAAATTAGTTCTAGTAATCTCATCATTAAATTCGAAGAGTTGATCTTTTGCTGCTTGTGAAATTGCTTCCTCAAGGTATAAGAACAAACGACGAACATTAATTCGGTCAAACGCCGATGATTTTCCATAACCTGTTCTATCACCAAATAGAATAATTCCAGCGCCAGGTGAGAAGATAACTGGATTAATTCTATTTGTATATAAACGATCTCTTTGAGATTTGGAAGGATTGTATGGAAGTTTTACTGCGTTTAAGATTGCTCCTCTTGCAGTTCCGGCTGGGGAGAACCAGGGGAAATTATTAATGTCGGTTCTAGCGCAAAGACCCGCAATATCACCATTCAATGGAACATATCTGAAGGTATTGCTAAATCTATCATACATATACTTATAACCGGAGTCAAATACTGCATAAGTAGTTGATGCAACGGAAGCAAAGAAACTTAAAACATTCGTTGTTGTAGTTTCTGCAGAATTAATATTTACTGCTGTTTGTGATGATGTATCTGTCAATGCAGAACCTCTATAAGGTGAAATAAATGCAACTGCATCTTTCCTCAACTCCGCTACAGAAATAATTTTATTCGCAAGTTCTTGAGCAGTTTCTTTTGTATATGCTGCAGAACCCATTAATAAGAAATCAATCTGGAAGTTTTCAGTATTCTCGAATAAATCATATCCAGACTTCAGTGAAGTAAGAGTAGCAGTTAATGCTCCAGTTGAAGTAATTCCAGTTTTTCCACCATAATTTAGACCATCATTTAATTTGTAGGTAGGAGCGCCTACAGAACCAAATATAATTCCTTCAGTTGCTTGATCCCACCCATTATCAGTTGTTAAATCAAACTCCCCAGCATCAAATCCAGTTGTCGTTAATCCTGTTGGAGCACCTCCACCAAATACATAAAGCGAATTCTCTGCCAGATACTTTCTCCAATAAGATGTAGAACCTACTGAATATTCTGCATCAGTTCCTTTAGAAAGATTTAGATGCTTTTCTAAAATTGTTCCAGCATTTCCTGTAACTGTTCCTAAGTCATCAATTACAACAACATGAACTTCATCAAATCTTGAACCTCTTGATTCTGCAAATGCTGAGGTTACTGGTTTTGGAGCGAGATTATTCCAATTAATAGTAGAATTTGTTAACGTAATTGTTTGTTGGTCAAACCAATCAGTTTCTGATGTGTAACTAGTTACTCCATAGGAAACTGATTGTCCACTAGTATGAATTGCTACACTTCCAGTTTCAGTGAAACAATATACACCATTCTTCTGATAGTCAACATTAACTTCTGTTCCTTCTGCAGAAACTCTACTTAAAATCTTTACATCAATTAAACTTACACCAATTCCTGTAACAACTCCTTTTAAGAAATAATCTGTAAGTGCTAATCCAACTCCAGTAGTAGAGTCTATTTTTCCACTTAAAGATTGAGTTACTCCATATCCAACATAAATTCCTGTTGTAGTAATTCCACCAATAGTTTGATCTGCTTTACCATCAATGATTGCAACCTTTATACCATTTGCCCAAGTTCCAGGATTTCTTGCAACAAAAGTTACATCAGGAATAATGTTTTCATCATAACCTAACTGATTATAATGATCTAAACTCTTTATTTTTACACTTGAAGCTGCTCCAACAAAAGCATTTTTTAGATCAGAGTCATCCGATCTAATTACTCTTAAATTTCCACCATAAGCAAGGTATGATGATGCAGTCAACCAAGTTTCATACTGCTTATCTGTTGTATAAGATTGTCCGAAAACTTGCAGTAAATCATTTTCATTTTCTACTAAGGTTGGCGAATCTACAGGGCCCTTAGCAAAAGGACCAACAATTGCTCCAGTAATATTTGCAGAGGGTCCAACTCTACCAATAGTTAGGTCAATTTCCTTTACTACAATTCCAGGAGATGCTAAATTTAGCGGCATCTTTACTCTCCGTTATCCCGAATTATTCTAAAAGTATTTATTAAAATGATTATTTTAAACGGGGAAACAATACGTGAACAAATTTACCAATCCGGATATTGCCATTCTGAAATAACTACACCCTTCTTGTTAGATCTATTTCTTATAATTCTTTTCATAGTACACTGTTTACATTCATATGAATATGATGATGGATATCCTTTTCTATCCTTGTGAGTCAAATAGAAGTCATTAATAAGATCTTTAGTTTTTCCACAAACCCTACATTTTCTTTCAGTGAATAGTAAATGCTCCAGATCTATCTGATCTTCAAAGTCCATTACATATAATCCCACATGTAGGAACGGTCACCATATTCATCTAAATTCCAAACCTCTAGAGGGTTATTTTGATTTTTTAAGTCTGCAGACAACCATCTATCTCCGGTTTTATGTTCAAAAAATGTATCAATATCATCAAAACCATCTGAAACAAATCCAAAAGGTGCCATATCCTGTTCAATTTGGTTTTTTTGCTCTTCATATATTCTTTTACGGACATCATTGTCCGTCATTTCTTTAAAGTATGGTTGTGCTACTAACCAAGAAAAAATAACCAAGCACATTGCCAAATCATCGTTACAACCCTCTTCAGCCTCAAAAGAATTGTGCCTTTGTGAAAATGTTGTAAGTTCTGATATAATGTCATAATCGACAGTTAGTAACTTATCATCTTCCAATAAAGTTTTTAGATTAGAACATCCTAATTTTTTAACTGCGGCAGTCATTCTAACTCCAAGTTGAGATTTCTTTCCACTAAACCCAGAACCAACTAACTGACCAGCACGACCACGCATAGCACACATTAAAACATTGTCATACTCTAAATCAAAGTGAAGAATATTTGCTACCTGGTCCCCAATATCATTAACTTCAATCAATAACCAAGAGTTATTGTATCCTCTTGCCACTTCGTTAATTATATTTGGAAATAACATTGGTTTTATTTCATTATTTTTATATTTTGCTACAATCCTATAAGGAAAATTAGTTATGTCGAAAACAACAAATGCAGAATAATCATTGCCAAGTCCCCTTGCAACGTCGACAGTCATTAAGTAATTGTGATCTTCTTTGGGATGTTCGTAAACATCTAATCCAGCGTTCCTCTTTATTGGATCATCATATACAAGATTTTTAAGTTTTGCTGGATTAATAAGAGTGTTAATGGATCCTAAAAATTCACAATTAAACTCCACATTAAACTGCTGTTCGGAAGTATTAGCAATAGTCTGTGCCTTCCAATTTTCATCTCTACCTGGAACTTCAGACCAATGAACATCAGTGGGAATATATTCATTTCTACCACGCTCAGCATCGTGCCACATACGGTAGAAGTGGTTCATACCACGTGGGGTAGAAACAATAATTACTTTCGTGCTTTGTCCAGAAGAAATAGTAGGATAAACAGAGGCAAAGAAGTCATCAGCAATGTGATTCGGGATGAAAGCGAACTCGTCAAGAAAGATAACATTATAGGATCCGCCTCGGACAGCAGATGAAGAAGTAGAGTTAGATGAAATCTTGGAGCCATTTTCTAATTCTAGACTACCTTTATTCCAGGATATAATACCCTGTTGCATCCATTTAGGCAAGTTTTCGTAAGCAAGTTGCAATCTTCCAAGAAGGTCTCTTGCAGTAGATGCTTTGTTTGCCAGAATAGCGATATTTACATTATCGTTGAATACCGCATAATGTAAAAGATATGAAACAACAGTTGTAGACTTACCCGTCTGGCGGGGCATCTTACAAATGTTGAAACGATTGTCATGGAAGTTTTGAATTAACCTTTCTTGGAATGGATACATCTCGAAAGGAACTAGACCATGATCAAGAGAAACAATCTTAATGTAGTTTCTAGCAAAATAAACAGGATCTTCTTTACACCTTAAAAACTCAATAATTTGTTCTTCTGTAAACTCAATTTGCGTATTCGCTTTTTTGAGTAGAGGATTGCCAAGATATACATCACTAGACATATTCGTACCCCCTTTCTGGACCCCAATGTTTCATTCTGTATGATAATCCCTGTATAGTTATTCCCACATCATCTGCTGCTTCTTGTTGAGAAACATAAACCTTTCCATTTACAGAAACTTTTTTACTATTAGGATGTTTTTCTCCACCCTCATACTTATGACCAAAAGAACGACCTTTTAATGCTTCACTCTTTTTCTTACAAGTTTCTTTGCTGTGCTTTCTACCTATATTTTTTTGAGTTGCCTTATTTAAATTTTCCATAAACCAAGCATCACTATGCCACCCATACTTATGTATTTCTCTACTACAAACATATAAATGCTCTGGAATATCTTTACCACCTTCGCATCTTGGTGGGAAGTGATGGGCATCCATTCCTTTCATTTGTTCCCAAGTTAATCCCCAATTCTTACGGGCAATATTTCTTACCACCTTTGGAGATAATCTTTTGTCTGGAACTTTGATAATTGCGGGCACATTTCAATCCCAATCTAAAAATATTTATATAAGATAAATGTTATCACTCATAATAAGTTACCTTTGCTCAATCCAGTTCAATACTGCAAGTGATTTTTTATTAGTATTGGGACTTGCACAAACAAGTGTATAAGTGTCACTAATTGTTCCAATGCCACTTCTACCTAACTGAAGTGCTGCTTTAATATCAAGATCAACTAACGCACCACTACCATTAATTACAAAACCACTCAAAAGATCACTTCCACCAGATACTGCAGTTTGAGTGATATTATACTGCATAAAAGAGTTTGGATCGGGATGATCTACCCAAGTTCCTCCAGTCAGTGTTGCATTTTGTAGAAGTTGCCAATAAACATTCGTATTGTCATCAGTTGCTGCCTGTAATGATCTCAAGAGCATTACACCAGTTAGATTATTGGATTTTAAACGAATGCTTATAATCGGATAGAATGTATTTGCTGATGTCATTGTTGTCCCTGTGATGGGATTTGATATGCTCAAAAGAGTTCCGAGTTTTTCTGGTTCTCCTTCCTGAATAAGAGAATTAGAACCCTGATACATGTAATGAGTTCCTGCAACACCAGTTACATTTTCTATCTCAAGTCTAATAGGCAAGAAAGGAGTGGAACACCAAACTCCTGGGTTGGTATTTGCATTATCAAAAGTATGAGATGCAACAGTCTCATTCTTCATTAACCAAGCAAATTGAATTATACCTGCACCATACCATTCATAATTGATGGAAATCATTTGTTGTTTTGTTGGATCTGCAGTTACTCCAGTCCAACCATTTCCATCAAACTTTTCACCATTCCAATCATCTCTGTATACTCTTGTTTCCGTAACAATTCCAGTTACACTACTGCGAATTACATAAGAATATGTTCCCCCATCATCCTCAAAATAAACACCATTATTTTCATCGAACAATCCAAATCTTCTACGAATACCTACTTTTGGTTGTTCTAGACGAACTGCAAATGCAAGAGTTGCACCCCTACCAGGAATGTATCTCATTACATTCTTGGTTTGACGAATTACTTTGCTTCCTGTAGTAGAACCAACTTGCATTATAATATTACTGGCATTTGCATTAAATGTTGCAGTCCCTACTCCAACTATTCTTTCATCCCATACATCAGTCTCTTTACCATACTGGAAGGTGTTGAAGAATACTGTTTGGAACGGAGATATTTTAAATCTGTTGTTGTTGGTGAATTGAGGTCTCCAGTCCGTCTGGTTTCCCCAGTGATCTGCGATATTGAAAACTTCAAATAAAGTTCTTTCTTGATTTAGAAAGTCTTGGTCATTCTTATTCCATTGTGCCATTAATCAATCACTCCACGATAGTCTTTCTGGTCTGTATCTTTGTGCGTTTTTAACTGTTACTGAATTTGATGTTGAAGGGTAAATATTATGAACAATTGCTCCAGGATACTCTCCTTGTAGTTGTTCAGCAAGTTCATTTTTGCTCATCATTTTCCCTTCAAGTTCCATACGATATAATCTTCCTTGCCAGACTACATCTGCAAGAAAAGATTCGGTTGCTGTCTCTGGTTGGGATGCATTCATATAAAGATTTCCATTGAAATCTCCGGCAATATTGATGCTTTCGGAAATAAACTGTTGAAAGGATTTCATTTTAGTTACAGTTCCAACGACGAAGTGCTTTGTTTATTCTTGAATCTGGATCTCTTGCAGTTTTTGTAGAAGTAAGTTTTGATTTCATTCCGGACATACGACGACAGAATGAAGCACGACGTTTTGCTCTTTTACCTTTTGGTTTCTTTTCAGTTACTGCAGTTTGTAATTTTGAACCAGGATTCTCACGCCGATAAGCATTAACTGCTTTTTGACTTAATCCATCAGTTTTATCTTGGCGATTAACTTTTTGCCAATCTTCAGACAATCCAAAATCTGCTCTCCAGTTTGAATATTCTTCGGTTTTCATCTCACCACTGTCGATATAATCTGCAGCAGAATCTAAATAATCTGCGGCTTTTGTAATTTTTGATTGAACCCACGCTTCAATATTACCTTCACCCTTCATTTTTTTACGAAGTCTTTTTGCTGCGGAAATAATAGTAGAGATTTCCGAGCGAGCCATTGAATATTCATGGTCTTTCTCTTCGTTTGCGGGGTGTACCTGAGCAATATTAAATTTCATTTGATTTGAAGTAAGTGCTGGAGGTATTGAGAACATATCCCAAAACTTTGGTCCATACTTACACTCACTTCTAGTTTCATCTTTTTGACACTTTGGACAATATCTAATCATATCCACCGCTTCAGATTTTGTTCCCCAATTATCTGCACCAACTTTACGACACTTAACCAATGCTCCAGATGCATATGCACTTGGCCAAACATCATATCTTGACTTTACTTTATGATAGCAAGCATCTTTTTTACCACTACCTTTTCCAGGTTTGTCTTTTATTTCTTGTAAATCCATTTCTTCTGTTCTAACATTAGTTGGCTTTGCACCACCAGTTTTTTCTGGTTGATTTGGATCTAAACGATTTTTTCTTCTTCTTGCCGCCTCTTCTTCATCTTTGGAAAGTGCTCTTTTCATTTTAGAACTTCCACATTTTGGTGTTGAAGTTTGACCTGGTTGACGAGCACAAGGTTTACCTGCCCATTTACCACCTAATTGAACCCACCCTGCTTTTCCATCCGATGATTTAGATTTTCCAAACCAATCATGAAGTCCTTCATCTCCAGATCTGGTTTCTTCTTTCACATCCTTAAATTTTTTATGATGCTTTTTGGCATCAGACTCCATTTTTTTTAGGCGAGTGTAATAATCTGGAATTTCATCAAGATGCTGAAGAGCAATTTCTCTTGCCAATTCACGATTTTTGGTGTGTTCATGTTCAATGGGTTCACCCATTTGAAGTTGCTTTTCAATGAAAGAAACATCTAAACGATGCTTCTTTGCAATTTGCTCGGCGGTTTTAAATGCCTTTAATTGCTCTTTTAATTTTTTAATCTTACCTTGACAATGAGCTCTTTGAGAAAATCCCTTTGGATTGTCGCAATCAATTAACTTTTTATATTTTTCCGACCAACCCATTAGAATATTGACATTACTCCTTATTATTTAGAAAACCTTTTTTTAGTAGTTTTGATAATTCTGAAGTAGATCCTACAAAAACAGCATTATTTGTCACGTTATTAGTCGTTTTAACAGTATCCTCCTCAACATCTTTTAGTTTCTTTTGCAAATCAATAAGTTTATCAGTAACATCTCCAACACTCTTAATTAATTGTCCAGCAACTTCATATGCTCTTGGACTCCCACCCTCTCCAGCGAGTTCCATTATTCCATTAATTGCCTCCTGCCCCTTTTCAATCAATGAATATAAGTTTGCCCTCGTATATTCATAATCTTTCTTAATATCATCCGTTTTAATTGGTGTAATATTTAAATCTTCCTTTACCTTTTCAATTTCAACTACATCACTCTCAACATTTAGAGCAGAATTTAAATTTTCATACTTGTTTGACATAAAAATCAAATATCAATTTGTCTTGTTGGACTATAAGATTTGGAATCTGAGAAATCCTCCCAAACTTCATTAAATCCAAAATCATCATCTGGATCGGCATCGATGGGATCTGGAGTTACAGTGTATCTAACCTCTCTCTTAGCAGTATTTGTATCGGTAGTTGAGTACATATCAACTTGAACCTTACGAATAAGACCATCACTACTTTCTGCAATTGGTCCAAATAAGTATGTTTTTGCAGTAAAATTAAATGTATAAATTAAAACCCTTCTCGTTGAATAATCTCCTTCATAATCATCTGTAAAAGAAACATTGTCTAAAACGACTGGAATATCTCTTTTTTCCCCTATTGAATCCACCAAATCAACGCTTAAATTAAATGAGGGTTGAAAATATGGCAGTATCTGTTCTACAGCTTGTAGAGCATCATCTTGAAGTTTTGTCATCAAGTTTAATTGAAATCCTATGTTATATGGAACAGGTAAATATACTTTCTTAATGTTTCCACCATCATCGCAAGCTTTAAATGTTTGTGTTATGTTTGATTTTCTAGTTGGATCATATTGTATAGAATTCATTTCAAATGAAAGTCTTGGAAGGGTTATTGCTATTGGTTTATTTAACTCCGGTTGCTGCTCAAGTCTTGCTAAAAACTTTTGCATTGGACCATAAGCAAGTGGAATTTTTATCTCACTTATTGAATCACCAGAAGAATTTTTATGCCTTATATGAATATCATTAAATAATGTTCCAAATGCAATGACAGTTCTTCTAATGATTTCGTGATAAAAATAAGTTCCTAACGTCTTCCTATACCCGATTATTCAAAAATTATTAATAGATTATATTTATTTATCAAAATATACCAAATGGATTTTTTTCACTAAAATCTAAAATTGAGTCCGACTCATCCTCTATTAATTTATTTTCACCATATTTATCATATAGGTCCCAATTTATATATGAATTTACAGAATAACTAGCACTAGAGATTGAACCTACTAAAACTTCACCAGGATAAAATCCGTTCTTAGAAGAATCATTTACAAAAGAAACTTTAAGTATTTTTGTATCTTGATCCCAACTCTTAACTCTTGCAGTAGTTCCTGAAGATGAACCAGTGACAATTTCATTAAAAACATATGTACCAAATCCAACTAAAACGGGTGGTGGTTGAATTTCAACTGTTGGCGTATCAGTGTAACCAGTTCCCGGATTTGAAACTAATATTGTAGAAATATTTTTGTTTGTCCCCAAAGATGCAATACCTACTGCAGTCTGAGCAAAGGAAATTGGTTCTGATGGTGATGAAATAGTTACAATTGGGACCGAAGAGTATCCAGTTCCCTGGTCAATCATAGTAAATCTTAATATGCCCTTATAAGTAGTTTCTATAGAACAAGTTGCAGCGGCACCAATTCCACCTCCACCGGAAATATCTATAGATGGAGGTTCGGTGTACCCAGAACCTGCGTTGGTTAATAGAATATCAAAAATAGAATAAACTCCTCCGGCACTAGTTGTTATTGCAACTGCTGTTGCATTGTCTCCAGTGGGTGATGTCGAAATACTAACAATTGGTATAGAAGTATATCCATATCCATCATCATTTATGAATATCTCTCTAACATAACTAGTTCCTATAGATGCTGAGGCAGTTGCAGTTCTTCCAGTTCCAACAAGTTGTAAGGTTGTTATGTACCCCTCATCTTGAATTTGAGTATCAATTTCGTCAATTGTAGTTTCAATAACTTCATCTTCATATTCAAATAATTCACATTTCAGTTCATACATGTATAGTTGCCCCAATTGATAAAAAGGTTGCTCATTTTCTACAAATTTAATTTCAAAAATTCTTTGTCCAAGGGGAAAATAAACTAAATCACCTTCTCTGGGGCGTGAAGAAATGGTAATTTCCGAAGGACTTTCAGTCTCTAAAAATGGAGATATAAAATCTTCGAATCTTTCTTTAGAAATTACTAAACTTAATTCATCTTTTAAATTTACACCAAATTTTGTTAAGATATCACCCTGCCCAGAATATCCATCATAGTTGTTTATATATGCTTCTAAAGCAAAATTATCATCAAACTTTGAAGATTGTATTTCTTTGATAATAGACTGACTTCTTATGAATTTTCTAGGTATATAAACTATTTCAACACCATAAATTCTCAAATGTTCATTAATTAGTTCTTGAACTAATCTCTGCTCATTTTGAGAACCTTGTAAGAAGAAAGGATTGAGTGCCATATTAACCTATAAAATCATAAGGTGGTAATTCATAATCAAGAGACATTCTTTGTCTTATATTTTCAAGTTCTCTTTCTGCATCTTCATATAACTCTCTACCATTTAATTCTATTCCACCTGGCAATTTAACTCCTCTAAATTTAATGAGATTTTGTCCCCACTGGCGTTTCATTAATGATGTTAAATATTTTTTTAAGAAACTATCATCATAAACTTTAGTGAAATCGTTTGGATTTAAAATTCTATAACAATCAATAATTAAATATGTATCTTTTGATTTGGAAGTCCAATCAATATCTAGATATAGTCTATTTTGTCTTTTATTAAATCTTATTTGTTTATCAGTTGAAAGTAAAAAATCAATATCTTCTAAGTATGTTTTTACCATTGCATATTGTAAAAGTTCGACAGAATTAAAATAATATAAATCATTTAAAAATAACTGATATTTAATGCTCCACATACCTGCAGATATTGAACTTGTATCAAATTTAAATATTTTTTCAACACCAATCACTGAATCCGGAACTTGAATATAATTCGAATTTTCATAAAAAGTTGAAGTTATTGTTCCAATACCACTGTTAGATGAAGATCCTGTAGTGGTTACAATACCAACTCCATTTGGGGGATCTGCCCTTCCTCTATTAATGTCAGATTCAGTTATCTTATATTTTAAATACATTCTTTCAACACCATCAAAATGGCGTTCATTAAAAAACTGTAGAGCATCATCTACTAGGTCATCAATTTGTTCATCAGCTAGATTAATTTCTAATATAGGAGCTCCTAGTTTTCTTAAACAATAATCAATTAATTCTTGTCTTGTTGATGGTTTTGACATTTTTTTAATAGGTTCCTCCGTCTATTAAACTAGACCATACGGGTACATTACCATTAGTTGTTGTCAATATATAGTTAGTATAATTGACTGGACTATCTGGCGAATCGGTATAATAAAGTAATCCATCATTATTAAAATATGCCACAGAATTTGTGTTGTATGTAGTATATGATATTCCATCTGTTTCTATTTGATCAACAGATATGTTAATACCAGAAGCCTCAGAAAAACTTATTCCAGTGGCGTTTAAGGTTCCAATAGTACCAATACCACTATAAGAAATATCAGTCCCCGATAAGTAATCAATAGTTCCTGTAGTTACATCAAGAGTTTCAATAGTACCAATACCACTATAAGAAACATTAGTCCCACTTAAGTAATCAATAGTTCCTGTAGTGGTGTCTAAGGTTTCAATAGTACCAATACCAGAAGTATTAAGATTAGTATTAGTTAAGTAATCAATAGTTCCTGTAGTTACATCAAGAGTTTCAATAGTACCAATACCAGATATATTAATCTGATTACCACTTATATAATCTACTACGAATTCAGTATTTGCATAAAGATTGCCACCAACATAAAGATCACTAGAAAATGTTCCAACACCAACAAAAGTAGACACTCCAGAAACATATAAGTCACCGATAGTGGCAATTCCTAGAGTCGCAATACCACTGTAAGAAATTCCTATACCACTTAAATAATCAATAGAAGCAGAATTTGCATAAAAATTTTCTGAAAAATAGCTAGTCCCATTAAATGTAGAAATTCCAGAAACATAAAGTTGTGTAACAGATGCAATTCCACCTATAACATTTTTAGATGTATCTGAAATGTCGCCCGAAAATCCAGAAACAACCTTAATAGCATTTTGTTGTCCTATTCTTACCTTTATATCTGACATTATCTAGTTACTCCTTCTCTTACCAAAGCCATTCCTTCAATGACTCTCGATTTAAGACCAGTTGGACTTGTAATTAAAATATCATAAACATATCTTCCGGGTTTTAAATTTGCAGTTTGGGCAGGTGTTAAATATATTAAAATTTTTCCACTAGTAGGTGGATCTAATATTGAAGTTGAAAATGAAATATATGACGTACTTCCAGACCATTTTCTTAATTGTGAAGATATAGAATAATTAGTTAAATCTAATGCCGAATTGTAATCCGCACTTTCTAGAGTAAAAGACTGACTAAAATTTGCACCAGCATTGATGACTATATTAGTTACATATACTGAAGACATTTTGCAAATTTTCCCTACTTTTTATTTATATTTGAATTGAAGAGAATGAAGTTATAACCTCTTGTTGCTTTAGATATAATTTAACGTAAAGTTTTGCAAAAATTCTAAGTTCATCTTTATCTAATTGATCAATAAGTCTAGAATGTTTTTCATATTCAAATAATTTATCAACTGTATCTAAACTAATATCATTTGTATCCATTTAAAATCTCCTTTAATAATGACTTAATTTCATTAATATCTTCTTTAATTTTTTGAATTTCCAATTGCTGACTACTCCTTTTTTTAACAGAAGCAATGTAATGATTATATGAAAGATTGTCACAATTAACAATTGCTCCAGTATCCTCATCTCGATATAAATTTGGGTGCCCTTCTACTGGTATCATCATGCTAGTGCAATAGTCCTTAAATCTTTAAATCTTGGAGCTTGTGCTTGATTTGAAGAAGACATTACTATCTTAATTGCATATCCAGTAAATGGTCCAATATTATTAACACTAAATTCATAATCTTTAAATTCTTCATCTAAACTTGGAGAAACGTAAATATCAGGAAGACCACTGTTATTTTCCGGATTAACAACATCTAAGAATCCATCATTATTATTGTCAATTGATAAATTATCATATCCTGGGAATAACTCAAAAGATTGTTCTACCTCACTAGAATCTGGTCTAATTAAACTATATAAAACTCTAAAATCAGAGTCAGCGTGTCTATAGGCAGACACTATAACTTTCAATGAGGTTGATGGATTGGAAAGGGAAATGGTATTTGAAATATAATATGCAATATGTGGATCATCAATTAAAGAGTTGACTCTACCATCTTTAGCATAGTTAGAAACTGGTAAATTAATTCTAGAGACTCTATAATCTGTAAAACTATCATCCAAGAAAATTTGAGGTGAAAGATAATTATTTGTGGTTGATAAAGTAATTGCAGTAATACTAGATTTATTTCTAGGCATTGAATCAAGATACTCCTCTTCGTTTACCTTGGAGCAAATAGACCTAACAGATGAAAGTTTATTCAAACTATTTAATTGAATATCTTCATAACCTTGATCTAAGAAAGAAGTTTCATTTCCATTTACGCTTGTTCCTGTGACTGTTCTAATTCTCGAAGTTAAGAAAGTAGAAGGTTTTGGAATAATAGAATTATAATAAGGAACTAAAGAATCAAATAATATATTTTCCGATGCATAAACTTTATTTCCACCTGTAGAAACTTCACTATTAAATGAAAGTTGTGGTCTAGAAGAAGCATCAGAACTTCTATCATCTCTATCAAATTCAATATAATAACTATCGAGGTCTATGCCAGAGTCACTAATATCGTGAGTTGTATTAATCTTTCTTAAAGAGACGCCATTCAATTCATATTTGTAAACAATCTCTCCAGTATAATGATCTATTTGCTTGGTTAAATCTTTCCCTCTACCAATAACAGTTAATGTTCCAGATTCGCCAGTTCCAGGATTAACTCCTTCATAAGATATAAGTTCATTTCCAACGAGAACATATCCAGTATTAGCAGATCCAACTGCTACACCTTCAAAAGTTGAAAATATGCTGGTATTAGCAACAGATATTGTCGTTGATGATGAAGTTAAATCTGCATTAAGAGTAGTTGGCGCATCATTAGGTAAAATTCCTGATATGGAAACCTTATTATTAAGACCATACATTCCATGATTAAAATGCTCAACTTTTGCATAATTTCCAGTGTAGAATGATCCAACATCTACAGAACTTGTAATAGCAGTTCCTGCCAATGAAACTCTCGTTCCAGAATTATCATAATAAACTAAAGTTGCAGAACCATCATCAGTAAATTCTTGTCCTTGAACATTTGATAAGTATAGAGTATCAATACCATTATTATTTCCAAGTATAGTTATTCTTGCATCACTTCCACTAGTTGAGGAAACAGTTGATGTAACTATACCAACAACATCACCGACTGCATATCCTCTTCCTGAATTTACAACTGAAACTGAAGATATTGCTGAAGTTCCTGCAGAAACATTTGCAATATTCAATGTTAATCCAGATCCACTTCCAACAATATTATAAGTTTGAACATTGGAACCAGTTGCATAGTTTATTCCACCAGTAGTAATTCCTACACTGGAAACAGAGCATCCAGTTCCAACAATATATCCATAAATATAGTCTTTTACAGATTCTCCAACTTTCCTTCCAGAAGTTAAAATACTAATTAATCCAGCATTGGTAGTTGTAGTAATACCTATGTTTAATTTTTTCGGTAAAGTTGTTATTGGGTTGTTAATCAGATTTTTAACATAACCATTACTTCTATCTAAAGATGGATTTGAAAAATATGCTGTTGCTGATGTTGTTGTAAAATCTGCTCTATATAATTTGAATTTAAGATCTTGATTTTGATCTGCTGTCCAAATAGAACCATTCTGAGATTTGAATAAACTTCCATTTCCCCATTGCTGATTATATGTTTGTTGAACTGGACCTGGAAGATTTTTAGTTTCAACAGTAACTTCATTCATCTGTGCAATGAACACTTGATATTCAGTGCTTTCTGGAGATAATAAAACTAAAGCATATTCTGCATTTGGTTCAAGATAAATTGGATAATTAAATGTAAATTTAGTTGGAACAGTTCCATCATCAGAAACATTTATTTGATCTGGATTTAAAGTTACTGAATCACCAATTCTGATCAATGTTGGAGTTCCAAGTTCCATTGTTCTAATTTCTACAGTTACTGGAGAATTTGCAGAAGATTTGGTATAAAAATAAATATCAACAGAAGTAATAAAAACTCCATTCGCATCATCTTCATCATTTCCAACAATGAATGATTGAGCAAGTGGATCATGATAGTTAACTCTCGTTCTGGTGATTTTCTTCCTAATTCTTCTGGTTTCAATTGTCGTAGGATTTGTTATTGCATTTTCATATAATTCTAATGTTCCTTCGGAAGTATAAGTTGTTTCTGCTGAAGAAATACTTGTATCTCCAACTACAGGTTCTTTATTTGTTGAACTTGATGAAACTTTAAATGTTTTTGTTCCAGTATTAATTCTAACTAATGGTGCTGGATCAGTGTTAGGATCCCTTAAGAAGAATGTTCCAATTATTGACCCATTAGCATCAGTGATTAGTCTTCTTTTAGAAACGTAGGCAATTGCATTACTATTTTGACCAACAAGAACTGTTCCTTCTACGACATATCCAGAGTAAAGACCTTGTGCCTCATTAGAAAGAGAGAAAGTATCTACATTTAATGTTGAGGAAGATTGACTATATTCGTCAGGTATAGTCTCTGTCTTTTTATATGGATTTAATGAATATCTGTAGGAAGGATTATTATATGGTCCTAGTTTATGGTTAGAAACTGCAACTCTGAAAGAAATTATCTCATCATTTGTCACTGGATCATATCCAATTACTGTTTCTCCAACTTCAAAAATACCAGATGAACCAGAAGTTGATAAAGTATTATCTGGGGATATTTCTAAAAGTTTAGGGACAAAATCAACAGAAGCGTTTCCATCAATAAATTGATAGTATTCAACAAAAGATTTTAAATTAGAAATTACAAACTCAGTATTTCTAGATCTCATGTATTCTTCCGGTCTTGAAGAAATTAAAGATCTTGTTGAAGAACTTTCTGTTTCTACATATGAACTAGTAATTCGCTTTTTAACAGTTTTTATTGTTTTATCTTTTTGCGATTCTTTTGTGCGTAATATTGTTTTATTTTTTCTTTTCCTAATAACTTCTTTATCTTTAACAACCAAATAATTTGTAATACTTACCGTCCTGTCGGGTAATTCAATAGTTCTGACCCAAGAATCACTTGAAGGTGATAATGTAACTATTCCTCTTACAACTGAAACGTGGAATGGATTAATATTTTCTACCCTAGTCGCTAATAATTGTGAAATCCACTCTACAGAATCATATTTTAATGTAATAGAATCTCCAGTTTTTTGGACATTTGAGTCTAATAATTCATAATTTGCTGATAAATCAATGACTTCATTAGTAAGATTTTCTTTGGGAATTAGGTAATTCTTTAAACTATTTCTAGAAATAATTGGAGTTAATTCTTTTGTTGAAGGATTAACCTCACATAGGGATAAATCCAAATTAACTCTATTATTATCATTGAAATCATCAACAAAAAATCCAGTTTTATACCTGTTTAACCCTTGAGCATCTTGGATTTGAAAAGTTTCTGTTTTTAATTCTAATAATGAAAGTGAAGTAACAGTCTCTAAATTTTTAACCCTGGCTTCAATTTTTCCAATATCTCTCATAGTATATCTCTTATTATCCACAAGAGTTATAACAGCATCTGAAATATTATAAAGATATGGTGGTAATGATATAGACGCTAACTCCATCAAATCTCCAGTTTCTTCCTGAGAAGAAGGATTATCTGCAGAAACTCCAGCATTATAAACAAAAGAACCAACCTTATCTAAGAATAACTTATCAACTCTACCCAAATAATAACTATAACTCACTATGGAACTTTCATCGGGTGCCAAATTAAGTTTAATTGAGGAACTAAAGTCTCTACTGGAAAAATCAAATGGTGAAGAAGTCGTTACTGTGAATGGTGCTACTCTTGGTCTAAAATCTAAAGTATCAGAAGCTCTTATCTCTTTTGCACCAAGAGAGGGTATGTCTTGAGAAAACCTTTCTCCATCATAACTTAATACTGTAAAAACGTCACCATTATCATTCTGAGGAACTGTGTAGTAATCGAAGACGATTAAAAGTCTCTTAGAAGGTTCAGACTCTCCACGATTTCTAATAATACTTGAATAATCATAGTATTGCTCTTTCTGTCCTTTATCAATAGTGAATCTATTAGTTATATTATTATATTTTCCTAAAGTTATACTCTTTAATGCAGGTTTAATACTAGACTCTAAGAAACTTATATTTTCTCCAATAATAAACTTATTACTATTTAAATAAACAATACCAATAGAAGTTGAAGTTTTAGAAACAACTCTAGCTGCCGCATTACTATTAGTTCCAAAAATATTTTCCCCAACAATAGCATTATCGCCAACATTTGATAAAACATCAAAATTTAAAGTATCTAATGTTGGATTAGAGGAATCCAGAGATTCATAAATTGCTAAAACTTTTACCACGTCTGGATAATTTAATGAAATCTTCTCATCTTGGACTCTTAACCCATAATAATTATTATAAGACAAACCGTCATTTATAGATTGATTGGCAGTTGTTCCAGACTCTGGGTATTTTGAATAAATTACATTGATAGTTTGACTTCTGTTATATTGTTTTAATTTACTTTGAACACCATTTTTAATAAATGTTGCATTAACACTGGATGTTACTTTACCACTTGGCAGTTTACTTAATGTTACTAAATTATTGGATAATGAAAATTTATCTGGAGTTAAATTTTCTGTAGTCCCATCATTATAATGAACTGAATATCTTTCTTCATCAAATGGAGAAAATAGTGCAGTAGATAATCCTGAAGGTAAAGAAAAATCCGAAACAGATAAAGTTATTTGCCCCGAAGTAACTGTCTTTTCTGTAGTTGACTGAGCAGTAAAAGTTAAAATTGAATCGTTTAAATCAACTGATGAGATATTGGAATTGGGCAACTCTGCATATAAGAATCCTTTTTCGGATGACTTTATTTGAGGAGAACCTATAAAGAATGTAACACCAGTGGTTACTCCAACAGAACCATCACAAACACCGGAAACTGAAGGAATACTACTGACAGACATTGAAGAACCTGTCTCATTTATAGAAACTACTTTATTATAAGATTCTGTAGTAGATCCTTGTTTTTGATAACGAATAATAGAACCTATCTTAATCCTATCAAAAAACTTACCCGGAGATGTTACATTACCACTACCATCAATTGATATTTGTGCATCAAATTGCGTAAATCCTGGGGGAGTGTTTTTAGTTAAAACAGAATCTGCTAAAAACGCAGTGGTAAATCCAGAAACTGAAGTTGGTTGATACAATTGCTTAATATCATTTGTATCATAAACTACTATTGAACTAATAATTCCGGATTTATTTTCTATTCCATTTATTAAAATTTGCTCATTTTGAATGAATGTTCCAGATGTTTGTCTCAAAGTTATAACAGAACCTGTTCCCTGATCAATAGAATATCCACTTGCACCACTACTTTTACCTTTAATTTGGAAAGAAGTGTTTATTCCTAAAGATGAAATACTCACATTTAATGTGAGTTTGGTGTATGTTTGTATATCATATAAGTATAAATCCCAATTTGTTGTTTGGTCTTCATACGCTGAGTCTGTTAATTGATAATTATAAACTCTAGCATCTCCAACTTTAGTAGTGGAAGATGGATTTCCACTTGAAGATCTTCTTTCGGAATGAAGTTCTATAGATTTATTTTGTTTTGGTGATCCATCAACATTATTAACTACAATAAGATTGCCCATTTCAAATGGAACGTTTACATTATTAACGCTTTGTGTTTGTCTTGGTTTTTGAACATCAATTATAGAGGTTGTTGTTTTTTCAATATCGTATCCTTTAACAAATGCTTTTCCAGGAGAAAGTTTTACGCACATCAAATTATCTGAAGGATCATCTCCCTGCTCAGTTTTTTGAGTATCAAAAAACAAACCATCGCTTCCAATTCCATCATTTAATGAATTGTGCAATGACACTTTAAAGGGAATTACTGCATAATTTCCAGATTCATCATATGTTCTTTGTGCGAGATAATCTCTAATTAAAGAATAATCAGTTTTTATATTTAACTTTTTAATTATACCATTTTCAACTCTAAGAAGTTCAATAAAATTGGAATCATTATCTACACTGTCTAAAGATTTTTTAACCAAAGTTAAACTTATTTTAAGTCTATCTGCACCAGGTGCTGCATAGTTATTAAATCCCTTTGCATTATCATAAAGTGAAGAGTCATCCTTAGCAGTTATAATTTCTTCACTTACATTTAACCCTACTTTATATGATGGTAAATTAGAATATTGGTCTAAAATAATAGTTTGCTTTACAACCGATACAAAAGTTCCTCTTACAAAATAAATTCCATTGTCAATTGAAGCTGCAGAACCTATTGAAGTAGCATCTGAGGATATTAGAGAAGCAAATGGTGTTCCTGCAGTAATTGTTGTATTTCCATAAACAACATTTTCTTCACAAATAATTGATTCTCCATCTTGAAATTGGGAGATAGTGAAATCAGAACTTCCACTGACATACTTTACAAATATTGTGGCATACTCTAATTGGTTACTATCATCTGGAATATCAACTTTTTGTATTTCTGCAACAATTCCCGATACTTGACCACTTATTCGTTTACCAACATATTGATTTAAGTATAAGGAAACATTTACACCAAAATTCTTAGCATTTAATTTAACTGCATAAAATTCTGGGTCATAAGTTAAGTTTCCTGGTATAACTACAGAACCATCCTTAAATATATGTTTTCCAAAAGATTCTACTTGATTCTGTAAAATTGATTGAATAGTATTTAATTCCCTAGTCTGTATAGGTCTTCCTGGATTGAAAAGAACTTTATAAAAATTCTTTTGCAAGTCAAAATCATCAAAATATGGACTTACATTTAGATTTGTTTTTTGTGCCATTTTTTAGAATTCCAGGATAATTTTAACGTCTTCTTTTTGTCTAGTGTTTCGGGCAATCAAAGGTCTATTATCAATATAAATGATATCCCCGCTCTTTTTATTTATTTCAGGATTTGCCAACCCATAAACAAAATTTACACCTAGATTAATTATTTTAGTATTTACTGTAGTTGTAATTCCACTAAATCCAGTATCTATAGTGTATACAAATCCACTTGTTTGACCAGTAAGAGACCCACCATTAGTTGTAATCCCTACATTTGCGTTAGCAGAAGAAGAAACTCCTACGTAATCTGTTTGATCGTGTGAAGTTTGGTTATAGTATAAAGATCTATCTTTAAAATATTTTAAAACTTTAGTTTCACTATCATACGATGCAACATATCCAACAGCAGATGTATTTTGTTGTATAAATTTTTCACCTACTTCTGGTAAATATGCATTGGTTCCTAAAATTTTAACTGAATATAACCCAGTAAAACTACCATCAGTATATACTTCACTTGAATCAAATTTTGTTGGATTTTTAACAATCCCTATCTGGCAAAATTTAGTATCAATTGGAAAATCTCTTGTGGAATCGTCAAATCTAGCATAGATTAATACTTTATCGGCACCAAGTTCTTTATATAAATCATATCCATGTCCCTTAGATGGTGGGATGATAGGTATGAGTTTTGCTTTTGTGAAGCTTCCGCCCGGTTGAAGTGATCCAAGATCAACTATCCCATAAGTATAATCTTTACCACCATTTGAAACGGTTGTATTAGTTATATTACCTGCACTATTTGTTTCTATCAAAACAGTACCACCAGTTCCATCACCTAGAATATCAACTTCTATTCCTCCAGAAGTTGTTGCACTATATCCAATTCCCTGTGTTTCAATATAAACAGTTTTTATTTGATTCTCAGTAATCGAAGAATTGCCGTTTTCTCTAACCGAAACTATTTGACTGTCCGTAGAAGTATCCCAATCATTGGGTAAAGTAATATACTCTGTAGAATCAAATTTTACAATATCTCCGGGGGAAACTGTAAATAAGTATTTCCAAATATATCCATCTTCACCAGTTCCCGCCGATGAGGGTTCTAAGTCTGTAAATGTTGGTTTAAACTCTGATGGATTTCCTGTAGTCTTTATGCCACTCGAACCATTTTCAATACATATGTAAACTTTATACTCATCAGTTATAACATAATAATTACTATCATATAGTCTAGGCGTTTGTGATATTGGACTTAGATTTTCAATATTATAATCATGGCGATACATATCGTATCTTGTTTGACTTACCCAATCAACTCTTTTAATAGCTCTTCTTACACTTGAAGATGTAATTCTCTTTCCAAACAATAAAGTATCTTGATATTGAGTTGAATAGTCAAGATTATCAGTTGGATTTGGAACAATCCCATTCGATACTCCTGGACCATCCCATTTAGTATCTCTAGCAAAACCAGTATATATGCCCGGATTGGACAATCCAACCCAAACATAGTAAGAATCATTTTCAAGAGACTCTATGAAATTAGAAGCGTTTAAAATCCTAAATTGATCTGAAACAAGTGCAGACATTTATATAATTCTTTTTTTTTCTATTTATATTATCTTATGGATCATTTTTCACCAATGCACCCGTATATCTCAATCCATTTCCTCTTCTCTGAATAATTGGATATGTTGTCAATCCCGCACTATAACCCTCAGAAGTTATTCCTATACTTGAAGTATATCCACTAACTCCAATGGAAATTGGGGAACTTGATCTAGTAAATCCAGAAAGTCTCCCCCATGACAGTTTACCCACGGGGGCATTTGAAGTTCCAGTTGTTGCAATTCCAACAATTGAAGTATTTGATGCTATGTTGCAAGTTACAATTCCCGAAGAAGATGCATGGACATAATAGACGTTATTGACAAATGAAGTGCTAATAGAAACAATATTACTATCATTACTATCAACAGAAGTTACTCCACTTCCAACCCCAGTGCCAGAAACGTAGATTGCATATCCAACGCTTAATGATGGATTTTCAGAAACTGCGAATTCTAAAGCTAATGGATGACCACCAATACCTGTTGTTGTTGCAATACCGACAATATTAACAACTTTACCTTGAACAGATGTAATATCTTTGATAATTTCTACATTACCAGATGCTTGTTGTGCCGAATGATTAATTATAATTGCATTTAAATTATCAAGATCATTTTCATAATCAAATAATTCTGAATTATCTACAAATATTTCTGTAGATAAAGTTGTAATGTCTTTAATAATATTTGCTGTTGGGTAAACTTGACCCTCTAAAGAATCTCTAGATTTAGATACTGAGTCTCCGAAGATAATTAAATCTCTTTTTTGTTTTTCCCAACTAATAGGTTTATAATTAACTTCATCAATTCCCTGTTCATAATATAAATTAGTTTCAAGGGTATCGGTTTTAGTGATGTCGTAAACTATCCTTTTCTCTTGAGTTGTAGTATTTTCAATTAAATTATTATTACTAAAAACTTGTATAGTATCTCCAATTTTTAAACTTTCTTCAACACTAACATTTTTGCTATCAGTTCCACTAGTTCCCCTATAGAAAAATACTTGAATCTCATCTTCTTCTTTTGGTGACTCTATAAAACTAAAAGAAGTTCCACCCTCAAAAGTATATGCTTCATTTGGTTGTTGCAAAATACCATTTATAAAAATAACTAATAAAGATGAAAAATCTATTAGAGCAGAATCTTCGTTGGTTTCATCAATTTCAAAACTCAGTAGTTGTGAATTATAGTAAAGTGGGAATCTTTTTCTAACACCATCTTGATATTCTTTTATAGAATCAATATAATCTAGTTCACCAAATTGCCAAGAACCGAAAGAATCATTAAACTCTTCAAGAACTGTAATTTCAAATTCACTTACTGGAGAAGATAATCCTTTATCAGTAACTAATCCGACCGGTTTAAAAACATCACCTCTTTTAAATCCATATCCATTTCTTACAATATTAAAAGATTTAACTTCAAATAAAGTTGATCCAATACCAACTGATGTTGAACTTGCCCCAACTTCAACATTTAATAATAATCCAGAACCAGTTTCAGTAGTCGCTCCAACACCTAATCTTGAAACACCAATGACAGGAAGATTTTCATAGGATGGTGAAGGGATAGAAATAATCGGATTTGTGTACCCAGATCCACCACTAACTAAGTTAAATGATAATGTACCTCCTACACCTACAGTAGCAGTAATTGAACCTACAGAACCAGTATGACCAGATTCAGTTACTGTGATAGGGACAGGAGATCTATAACCAGAACCAATATTAGATATCCCAATGCCAATAATTGTGCCACCAGAAACAATAGCAGTTGCAGATGCTCCAACAAGTGGTGCATATCCCAGTCCAGGTGTCGATCCATAAGAAATAATAATACCACCTCTAGGGATTTGATTTAGGTTTACATCTGTTATAGATGTGTATTGATCACCATTACCTAACTTAACACCAGTAAAGACTATTGAAGATATACCGGAAATAGTGTCTTCTTGAATAGAGAAATTATTTCCAGAGTTATTTTGAGTTGTTGGTGCTTGAAAAACTCCATTAATAAAAACTATTCCATTTGAACCATCTGTTCCAATACCAGTAACATCATTTCCTTTATTCTTAAGTGTAAATGTTTGTCCGATACCATTAAATTGATCCGAAACATCATCGTAAATTAAATTCGTAGAATAATTATTCCTTAAGAAAACTCTTCCATGGAATTGAGATTTTTGTAAAGGTAAATTGGATGAAGTAGAAAATCCAGATGTTTCTTCTGTTTCACCATATGGTGATTCGGTAAAGAAAATTTTGTTTCCTACAATGTTATAGGATCCTCTATAAACCCTCGATTCTGTAGTGTCGGTATGTGCAACCGCAACAGAACCTAAAGCGCCCCTAGTAACCTCTACGAGAGGAACTGATCCAGTAAATGTAATAGGACCTATAGAAGTTGTTCCAAATCCCACATTTTCAACAACAACGTATTCATTTTCAATCTTTAATAAATCATTTGGTATAATAGAGGTAATGCCACTTAATGCAAAAACAGTAGTTCCTATTCCAATTTGACCACCATTTCCAGATAATGTGTATAACAATGATGTGTATGCTATTGGGTACTGAACCATATTATTCACTGCTATCAAAGATTTTTCATTCTTATTATACATTTCAATTTGATGTTCAGTTCCAACTCCAACAGATGTAAAAGACACTGCTATACCTTGAGATGCATATTCTGGTCTAGTAGAAACCTTAAATGAATTTACATCTGTTTTAATCGCCCATAATCTATTTGGTAAGATTGTGGTTACTATTCCAAGATAATCTGATGTAGCACCAATTCCCATAGAAGTTCCGCCATTACCAGGGGAATATGTTAGTTCCTCTCCTGTAACAAAAAAGTGATTGTCAATGTTAATTGTACCGGTATTTTCAGCACCAACTGAATCAATAATGGTATTGTCTGATGGATCAAAAACTTTTGAAAATATTGGAATTCCTTTATAAAATGTTTCAAATTCGATAGTTTGATTATCAAACTCGGAACTTATGTCATCAATTGGAAGAACCCTATTCGTTAAGTTAACAATATAATCAGATAATCTTAATTTTAAGAATTCTAAAAACTTTGATTTGTCATCTAAAACATCAACGTCTCTTGCAAGAGCAAAATTATAAATTGTGTCTATTCTAACCGATCGAATATAATTATTCAATAATGTAATGGTAGAAGTCGTTCCTATTCCCACACCAAAACTAGCATTTCTTAATAATTGAGTGTCTGCAAAATTTTTCAATCCACTACTGTGCAGTAGATTATTTACTGGAGTTACAATTTCTTCCCATGTTTTACTACTCTTCACAGAATACGATAAATTTTGATAATAATCATTATCGGAAATAAATTGAGTATCATCACTTAACTTTCCTATTTCATTTTTCCATCCGTAATTTTGTAAAGCAAAGTGATCAATATTATATTTTCCTGAAGTTGATTCTTGAGAACTAACGGTTGCCAAGTTGTATGAACTCAATCCTTGTATTATTTCACCTGCAGATAAGTCATAAGTACCGTTAACTCTAACAAAGTTTTCATTAGAATTTGTTACTATTAAATCCGTTTCAATAAGATTAGATCCATCATATAGAGAAATCTTTTCACCTACAAAAAATGGAGAAAAAATTTGATTAACTTTAAATTTAGGATAATCTGAATATCTAACTATTGTTGCATATCCATTTTGCACTTCTATAGGAGTACCTGGATTATTAGATGGAAGATCAAATATAACTTTTGCTGGATTTAAATTTAAATAATTCTTAACCACAAAAAAGTCATATCCATAATCAGAAGAATTGAATCCATCTCCTGCTGAAGTTTGTTTTTGAATATTTTCTACGAAAATTTTATCACCAATTGAAAATTGTGGAGTATTAAATCCAGAAAGTGGAGTTACTAATGTGCAAGTAACTTCTGATCCGCTTATTTCAACTTTTTGAATTGAATATCCATTACTATTATTAACTGCTCTGATTGTAACAGGATTATCAGGCAATCCTTTCGGATTAGACTCAATAATTGTAGATTGAATTGAACTTCCAGATAAAACTGCTTTAATTATAGAAGATTCAATTAATTCGCCGGTGTCTGAATTTATAACGACTAAATTTGGTGGAAAATCATAATTTTTTCCACCATCTAATATAGAAATACTATCAATAGTATTTGATGAAACTATTGAGATTATTTTAGGTATAGAAGTAGTTGGTCTAAGAGTTTTGTCGGAAGCATATTCAAATCCTTCATTTACAATTCTTAACTCTTTTATTTTTCCAATTGTATTAGATAATGGTAAAGCAACAAAACCATAACCTGTTTCAGAATCTGTTCCCACAAACTTAGGTAAACTTTCATATCCAAATCCAGAAGACTCAATTTCAACCTTATAAACTCCTCCAGTTTCTCCTACTTTTTTGGTTGAATATTCCAAAAGATCACATTGACTTTGAATATAAGATAATCTTTCGGGTATATTTTTTAAGGAGACTGTAAATGTTGTTTTTGAAGTTCCAACACTAGTTATAGTATATGAACCATTATATACACTATCTCCTAATAATATTTCAGAGTAATTATTGACATCTTTGTCTGGGGAAAGAACTTGACCAGAGTATTCTAAAGCATAATATAAAGATTCTGGGAAGTTGTCGGAATAATTTATTACCAAATATCCATCCACTCCGGGAGTTCCAGTAGTATAAATGGAAAATTCATTAGAATTTCCTATGGAATTAAATTCTTTTGTGAAATTTTTATCATAAAAAATCTTAAGTTTGTATCCAACTAAAGAAGAATCTGTAAGGTTGAATACTAAATTATTATTCCTTATAATAGAGATTCTTGGGTTCACCGAAGATAATGAATGAATAAATGTTCCTGTTCCTGTGATATCTACAGTTAAAGGTGGCGAACTAATTGGATCTAAGTAAGTTTCGCATAGACTAATATTATTTTTATCAATTACATAAACATAGTAGAATCCAGCAGATAATCCTGTTGCAACTATTCCTGTTGAATTGTAATATACTTTATCACCTGTTTTTAAGTTATGTGATGTAATATTAATAAGATTTGTTTCGGTATTAATTTGAGATGGAGTGAAAGATATTGGATTTGTCAAAAGAGTATTAGTATTACTTTCTCTCTTTACATAAACAAAACTAGACGAACCTACACCAACTGAAAGATCTGGTTTAACCCTCAATATAATATTATCATTTTCATTTAAATTATGTGCGGTTGATACTGATACAACACTCTCAACTCTAGAAACATCTGCAGTAATTTGATTTAAAGAAGTTTCTATTGAATATCTATAGTTATTAGATCCAGATGAAAGTAAAAATAGACCATTTGTTGTTGTTGTAAAACCAACACTGGTAACAATTCCAATCAAGTCCTTTGATTTTTTAATTACATATAAAGTTTCAAAATTTCCATCTAAAATATTAAAAGAATTAGACGTCGATGTGTTGGCAACAGAAATGGAAGAAGCACCTTCAGGTTTTCTAAGAATAACTTGTTGATTTGTAGAGAACTTGTGATTTGGCAAATATATGCTTTGAGTAGGAATAAAAACAGTTTGAGAACTATCTCCTATTTTGAAAGTTCTTTCTACACCTACTCCGGATGTTGTTCCCACACCAACAGATTGTGTGGGATTAAAATATGTCTTATAATTATTCTTAGATTCAAAATAATCTATTTTTTTATTAACTGTAAATGAATTAGGTAAGAATTCTATAGGTGAAGACTGAGTATGAGCAACTCCTGAAGAAGACCTATAAACTTTTAAAATACCATTTTCTGGATAAGAATTCAAAATTGAAAATAGTTCATTTTCAATCTTTATACTACTACCTGCAGAAACATCAGATGGAATTGAAGATACATAAATATCGGTCACAATACCTGTCAAAGCATATGCTGGTATTTCTTTTTCTAAAGAACTATTATAAGTGGTTACACCAATTTTATAAGATCCATTTATTTTCGATATTTGTGTTGATAATCCAGTAATGTTTATATTATCACCATCAATAAAATTATGATACGGTGAAACATAAACTTTTACTAAATCATTAGATTCCCAAGTAATTAAAGAATTCGTATAAGAAGATACTGAAGTTTGTATGTCAATGATTTCTTTTCCTTTTATTTCAGAAACTTTTACAGATAATCCCTGCCCACCAGTATTAGTATTATCAAATAGTATTTCATCCCCAACAGAATAGTCATATCCAGACTCTAGAATATTAACCTTTGAAATGTTTCCTTTACTTACAGATTCAATAAGAGTTTTTTGATTGATAATTTCATTAGATTCTGTTATAAAATCATAATTTGCATATCTTTCATTAACTTTATATGGGAAAGTATTTCTAATTAAAGGCGAATTATTGAAATCGAAAGAGTGATCTAGTTCTTTATTTTCCTCTAAAATTGATGAGCGATATTTATTTCCTATGAAATATGGAAATTTTCCATAAATTTGCCCATCAGTTATTTGAATAGAAGCAAAATACGCATAAGTTCCGTTGGGAAATTCTGGTGTTACGCAATATCTTCCATTACACTCATCCAAATCTCCGTTTCCAACATAAGAGAAGTCTTCAACAAAAAATCCTAAAGGGAAAGAAACTAAATCTAAACCATTTGTTCTAGAAGGTGAATATCCAGACTCTAATAGTTTAACAAACGATTCGGAATCGCTAGGGTTACTGTAACCAAAAGGACCATAAATTGGATTTCCATCATAAGCCCACCCAATAATTGGTGAATGTGTTTGATTTTGCTGACCATCGTCACCAAGATAATCTTTTATTTTTTGAGAATAACCAGAAATAACATATTGCAAATTCTTTTTAGATGGAACTAGTGCCTCTGAAGCAAATATTCGATCAAAAATATCATAACTACCAGAAGATCCGTATAGGTAAGAACTATTTACAATCCAAGACTTGATATTGGATTGAAATACTGATTTTTCTCCGGCAGATTTAACAAAAATTGTGGTATCAGTTTCCAAATATCCTATACCAGAATTTATTACAACAACTCTAGATATTTTATTATTAACAATAATTGGTTGAAGAATTGCACCAGAACCACTCCCATTAACAATTAAATCTGGTGTCGAATAATATTCACTTCCACCATTTAAAACTATAACCTTAGAGATAGAACCATTTATTATAATGGGAATCAACTGAGCATTTTTTCCAATTTTAACTTCAATTTTAGGTCTTTGGTGAACATTTATTGAAGAAACACCATAACCAACTCCACCATCATAAACATAAACTTGTGATATTTTTCCTCTGACTATGGGAGTTGCATTTAAAGTCCCTCTTACTTGTGTACTTCCCAATCCAACTACAGAATAGTTAATAGACAATGATATATCTGGATACTTGAAAGTTTGATATCCGGTTCCGGAATTGTTAAATTTAACGTAATTCTTTCTTTCATAATTTACACTTATTGTTCCTCCAACTCCAGCATTGCAAAGTCTAAAGGAATCTTCATCAACTTTTAAAACGTAATACTGATTTGAAGTGGAAAGACCCGATATTACTGAAGTCTCATAACTATAATTTACCAACTCCCCATCAGAAAATCCGTGATCGATATAATTAATAGCATTTTCACTTGTAGAAACTGCAGAAGGAGAAACTCTAAGTTTCCTATTAGTATATCCTTCTCCACCATTAACTACTTCAATTTCGGATAAGTTATTTTTTACTTCCGTTTTAAACTTATGAATACCTGCATTACCAATTGTTGTAAATCCAACTGTATTAATTCCACTAATATAATCGGAGAAAGATTGATATAATCTTATTGCACTATCATTAACAACTTCACTATAATAAATTGCGTTATTTTTTAAACTTTTTGATTGGTTATTATTAGATCCATTATAAGTTCCAATACCAATTTCAACATTACCATTACTATCATATACGATTGGTTGACCATTAACTAAATTATGCTTTTGTGAGAAAAGTATATACTCATCAGTGTAACTTAACCCCCCACCAAGTGAAATATCTCTAGCATTAAACTCTATTTCTCTCCTATATTTTTTAATGATAGGTTTAAGTTGACATCCTTTACCATTTCCACCACTTAAAGAAATTGAAATTACAGAATTTAAATCAAAATCTTGCGGTTCAACATATACCCTTTCAACAGATCCTGTTACAACTGGTTGTAAAACAGCATCTCCAAAAGAAGGTTCTATATAAGGGGGATTAATTACATCAAAATTTCTACCACCATTTAAAACCCTTACATTGTCAATAGGTCCATAATATACTTTATCATTAGTCTTATAGTTATAAATTTCTACACCATTTTTCAACATACCAGTTGTTCCTGGTAGAGTTTCATAAACTATATTATCATCTAAATTATTATCAAGTTTAAACTTTTTAAGAACTTTTTGCGGTGATATTAATCTATTAGTTTGAATACCAATATCATAAGAAGGTAAAGAATTTGATGCAACATACATATACTCAGAATTTTCATCATAAACGTTCAAAACATCTGACATAATAATATTGTTTCCAAATTCTATTGAAGACACAGAACTTGATGCTGTATTTAATTTTCTTCTAATGTCATAATCTTTTAATGGATTTAAAACATTAGTATTCGTATTAATTTCAATCGTTTTATTACCTACATTAACTACGGTTGCAGATGAAATTGCAACAGTTTCATTATTTCTTTCTAAAATTTCAATAGTATCCCCAATTTTTAAACTAGACTTATCAATATCAGATTTGACAGTTATTCCAATACCAGAATAAGAATCTATTTGATCTCGTGTACTTGTATTATAAAACCAAGAATTTGCAAAAATTTCTTTTTTATTAGATGAAAGATTCTGAATTTTTTCACCTACATTTAATGGGTAAAATTCATCATTAACCAAGAAATTAAAATCATCATCATCCAAAACAACATCGGAAATAACTCCAGTAATTCTAAATTCAACTTTCTTAGTTTCATCTCCATTTTCATAACCATAATAAATTTCATCTGAACGAACAATATCAGTTTTACTAATAGTTGTAGTTGCTATTCCAACATAACATCCTAAAAATTGATTAACTGTTTTATCCGAATAGATAATTTCATTATCTCCACAGTAAATTTTTCCAGATTCTGGAAATCCGATTGTTGAATCAACACTAATTACAGTTTCTCCAATTCCAAGAGGTTCAATAGTAGCATTTTGTGTAACTTTTGAACTACCTGTTATGTTAAATGATCCAGTAATTGATGAAAAAGTATCATCATAACCAACAAAAAGTAAAAGTTTGTAATATATTTTTCCCTTTCTAAAAATAGTCTCAACTTCAGAAACTGCTGCACTTGTAGAAGTATCATTATTCTTATAGATTGTTTGACCACTAAGTAAAGTTGGATTTCCTGAGATTAAATCTATGACTGCAACTTTTCTTCTTAAATATTCTGCATCTGATGATTTTGATAAAAACTTCTCCAAATCAATGACAGATGCATTTTCCCCATATAAAACATTAAAAAGAATTCTAAAAGACTCTGGTGTTCCTTTAGTTTCATAAAGGCTTCTAGATTCTTTTATAAAGTTACCAACATTTAAATCTGAAACAAAGTCAACAGATTCTAAACCTGGAGTTATTGTATATTTTATTTTTTTATAAAATTCTTGTAAAAATAATGAACTAAGATTTTCAACTCTAGTATCAGAGACATGTTCTGCTGAAGTGGATTTTGAAAAAACTAGTTCCCCAGGATCTAATTCACTATGATAATTTGTAATTCCACTAAATCCACGAATGCAACCAGTAAATGATGCTGTTGTTATTCCAGTGTACGTAATGATTTCATCATCAATTTTTAGTAAACCATAAGATTTTGGAAAACCTTTAGTACTAGTTACTACAATAGTTGTATCATCAGTATCAATATCAGAAGAAAGAGTTGTTGAACCAACAATAACTTCCGGTGTTAGATTATCAACCTTCAAATATTGATCTAAGTTTTCTGCAATATCAATCGGTCCAGATTGATATTCTTGAGAAATATAATATTGTTTTAAAAACTCAGAAACTTTAGGACTCTCATCAAATAAAAATTCTGGAATTTGACTTTCAATAATTTGTTGAATTTTTACTCTAGATTCAAAACCAGTTTGTATCATTATTGTTCCTCTTTGATAATTCTATTTAAAGTCCCGTTTGAATAACTCGATGTATAATAATCTCTAGTAAATATCACTCCAGACGTATCTTCTCCAGATGCTATTACATCCTTTACCATATTTATTTCACTTTTTGAAATATCAAGAGAAACATAAAGATCCTTTAAACCAATCACATCATTAGACTCTGGAAATGCTTGAATTTCAATAATATCATTTCCTATTTCAGAAGATGTAATAATAATGGAATTGATGATGATTTCACCTTTTTCATAGTTTACAGTTCCAACAGATCCAGAAATAAAGTTTGCAGGTGAATTTGGATCGGTTGTTTTTTCTGCAAGAAGCAATAAACCAGTTTTCCCATCAGGATTTGGTTTATCTGTAAAGTATAATGTATCTGGATAAGATTCTATCGTAAATCCTGTCGATTTAATATTAAATCCCGATTGATTTACATGAAACTTATTTCCAAAACATAATTCATACTGTGTCTGCCTGTTTAATAATACTTTTAGATCTCTTCTAATTCTAATTCTTGTGATATTTGAAGTTATTGCTTTATCCGTATTATCAATTATTTGTAAGGATTTACTATACTTGAATCTTCCTCCAAATTTATTTAAATCTAATGATTGAGAGTATTTTTGTAAATTTGATTTAATTTTTGTTTTTAAGTCAGAAACACTCCCAACTTTAGCATAATCATAATAGATGTAAGAGACTAACTCAACATAAAGAATTTTAAGATCTACAATTTTATGATTAATCCCCGCCATACTATACTGTTTTAATTTTGTTGCAATTTGCAACTTATCAAAATCTGAAACAAAAGTTCCATTTTTTGGTTTAATGCTAATCAAAACCGTCCCAAATTGTGGCGGATCTAGTTCTTCACCACCAACTACTGCAACAGATTCTGTATTTGGGTAAACTTTATTTTGAATAATTGCTTCATAATCACTTGAAGTAACTGCTCTAAACTGAGAAGAATAAAGTCTTGGGGCAAAATACTTGATTGAACTTATGGATTCTGCATCTCCCCCATTAATTGATTTTTGAACAGTTGTGATTGTAGAAACTGTTGGGCTAACGGCAACATTATTTTGATTTGTAAACGTTCCCTGGAACGCAAAATTAGTAGCATTATTTCCATCTTTACCATCAGTGACTATGTACCTAACAGTGATTTGAGCCCCATTTTCTAATTTTTTACCAAAATACCCATCACCAAATAAGATTTCATATTTCTCATCTTGAACTTCTTGTATTAAATAAATTTCAGAATTTGAATTTACATTTACAATATTTTCAACAAGAGAATATTTTTTACCAAGACCACTGTCGGAGGATCCTTTAACATAAACAACGATGGAACTGGTATCAACATAAGAATTATCAATAATAAATCTTTGATCAAGAGATCCATCCACAATGAAAGACTTAGTTAAAAACGTTCCCTGATATACTGTTATATCACTAAAAGATGCGACACCATCTACAACTGGTTTTGTAATGCTTTCCGTAATTGCAAAGGTATAAGAAGTCTCATCAGCATCTCCTACACAAACCAAGTTTGGTTCTAATGTTAACTGACTAACTCCTTCTGTTGGCGTTGCAGTAAATGATATGACAGCTTCTGACGCTTTTCTAGATCTTGGCACGTAACCTATATTTCTTGCAAGAGAAACAACGTTTTCTCTTACGGTTGCAGAGTCTAAAAATGACTCATTAACCGTCATATTAGTGTTGTATGCAGTAATATAAGTGTTATATGCAAGAAGATCGATTAAAATAGAAAAATTAGAACCTTCAAAATCAAAATCTGTAAAATTAGAATTTGCACGAAGGTAATCTTTAATTGATGTTCTTATTTGATCAAAGTCTAGATTAGTAAATTTAGTGAAAGGCATTTTATCTTGTTGCCTCTACGATAAATGTAAACTGTTGTGTTGGAAATTCTTGTCCTATAATTTCAAAAGAAACTGTCACTTCAAATTCATTTGTATCCGGACTTGGATAAACATTTACAGAAACATTTTCAACTCTTGGTTCATAATTTTTAATTGTAACTTTAATTTGCTCTTGAATTGTTGAAGCCGTTGCATAGTCAACAAAATTAAACAAACTTGAACGAACTTCTGAACCCAGATTGGGGTTAAAAAACCTTTCTCTGGGAATTGTCTCAACTAAATTCCTAATAGAGCGAATAATTGCACGTTCATTCTTCAAAATTGGCAAATCCTTTGTCACAGGATGTGGTTCAAAGGATAGACTAATATCTTTAAATGATCTAGATATCCTTTTTTCGACCATAAAAAATTAAATTTCCTGATTTATTTAGGTCTATTTCCAAGAAATACCATAATTTGGCTCAGTTCCATATTGCCAATCATCATAATCTTCTTGATTTCTAATTTTTTGATGCAATTCACTCTGCTCTTTTAAATGATGTTTATGCTTTGGAACATCATCGTGCATAATTTCCTGAATTGTTTGTTTTTGAGATTCTATATTGGAATAATCCGTAATCAATTTTGTGGTCCCCCACATTTGATACATATAATTTTGATCTCTATCGACGGGTAAATTAGACATTTTAACTCCTGTTTTAATGAATAAAACAGAACTTTTATAAAGGAGGTTTCTATCTCCTTATTTCTATTTAACGATCGATTTCACGGAGAGAATAATTATCAGAATTTAAGTATTTTAGTATCTCTAAAGCGATTAATTTTGGATTTCCATCACCGCAAGTGTAAACATCCACTGCCAAACACCCATTTTCAGGCCAAGTGTGGCAGGAAACGTGACTTTCTGCGAGAGCAATGACGACTGTACATCCTTGAGGTATAAAACAGTGCGAAAACACGTTTAAAACGGTCATTTTTGCACGCTCAATACCCTTTAACATAATATTTTGAAGCGATTCTACATCATTGATTGCTTCAAAATCAACATCATACACCTCTAGGAGCAGGTGTCTGCCCATTGAAAAGAATTTCAATTCAGTTTTACGCAAAAAATATATTTATTTTATCCAAAAACCTTTTCTTTTATGGTCTACATCTTTAATATAAATGCAATCTTGATAAATTTTATCATTATCTTCTTCCCAGATTGGAATCGCTACTGTATTTCCATATCTAAAATCAGGATTTCTTCTAAATTGAACCTCAATCAAATGCCCATCAATAAATTCACAATTAATCCATTCATATTTTTTCTTTAAATTCTTTAAAATGTCAGGAAATTCTATTTTTTTATCAATCTTTTCCCATCTATCCCACTTATAGATGGGATTCTCTTTATTTCTAATTCCTAATACTGTCATATCATGCTGTTGATTATGATAATCGACACTTAAATGTTCTCCTTCAAAGATTTCACACCAAAATTCTGATGGATGTATATTATCTGTTCCCTTTTCAATCCATTCCCGACGAGCAAAGCGGCTCATTCCAAATAAATTAAAAGAAGGACGGATAATATAAAAGTCGGGTTTGGGAACTGTGGTACCAGCAGGACCACATGTATAACCCAAAACCCGACTCAAAAACAATTTATTGTAAACCCAGAGATCTGATGGATGTATTTGATTCCATTCATCATTACACTCCAAGTAATACATTATCCTTTACCTTGACCTCTATACTTCTTACGTGCTCCATTACGAGATGATGCAGCATACTTAGTTCCACCACCAGCTCCTTGACGAGACTTTTTAGGTGGACCAGGAATATAAGAACTTTTATTCAAACCAACTTTTGATTTAGACATAGTTAATCTCCTATAATTTCAGTTTCAAGATCTTCTGGTTTTGGAGAACCTGTCTGATAAAATTCTATCGCCAGATCCTCCATAATATTGAAATATTCTTCTTCTGTAAGTGAGGAATAAATTTTTCTTCCTTTACAAAGAATATTGTATGTATCTGCCATCCTATCAAATAATTCTTGTTTTTTCGTGCCCAACTCTAATACGTGGATCACACCAGATTTCAAATCCTGCTTCCTTTGCATCAAGGCAAAAACTTACATCTTCACCACACATGTCTTGAACCTGACCTGATTCAAAAACTTGCATCTTGGGGGCAAACCAAGGATATTTCATTTCAGAATGTTCGAAAACACCATTCTTAATGAGAAGCCATCCAAATCCAGTATAATCAACCGTAAAAGGTTTTCTCCTCTTTGAAATACTATCTACAGTTTCGTGGTTCATTACACCACCATTATTTCTAAAATCATCTTCTTCTAACCAATGCGCCACAGAGGTTGTTCTGCCATCTTCTGTACAATACCATCCAGCAGCAATATCTTTGTCTATTAGAATTAATTGCCAGAATTTTTCGGTATTGAAAACAATATCCGAATCAATCCAAAGTTGCCAATCGTATTTGAGTTTTCCATCCCACGGAATTTGATCAGGTCCTCGCAAAACGTTCGCACCTAAACATTTGCATCTTGCAAAATTTACCATTGATGAATAATCTTGCGAGATTTGAATACTAGCTCCGCTTTGAACAAGGTCAAAACAAAGTTGAACAAAGTTCTTAAGGTAAGTATATGAAACTCCCCTTCCTGGTAAACAGAATACGATTGATTTTCCTCTTACCATTTCTCTTGCCTTTTCATAATCCCATTCAGGTTCATTTGTTGGGACTGATGGCGCTTTTGCTTTTACTGTAAATCCTTTAGCCATAATTGAATGATTTTACTTCAATATCATACAGTATTATCTAGGTGATGTCAACTAATCTATTTCTGAGAGGATTATTTCCTCCCCTTCAATAATCATTCTTATCTCAGTATCTTCATACCAAGAAAGTTCATTCACAATCTGCTCAGGTATTGTGATATAATAGTCTCCACTAATTGGATCGACTTTAAGAGATTCAAAAATTTCTCCGGAATTTTTTTTCATTCGGTGTATTTTATTTTTGAAATTATATATACCCCCTTTACAAATATTTTAAGTGTTATAATTAGATGCCTTTCGTAACACTTTATAGTTTAGGGTAGTTATGCGTTTTTATATTACGGGCATCCTTATAACATCACGCCCCCGCAGGGGGGCGGCGGAGGGATGGGGGCACTGCCGATCACGAACGAACGCACGTGCCCCCCACACGCCTTAGAAGCGAACTGCCAGGTGAGAGTGTCCCACACGATCTGCCAGGCGATCACGGGCGGCTGCGATGCGGTCGGCACGATGCTGTGCCTTTGCTGCAGCGATGGCAGCGTCAAGGTCTGCCACCATACAGGCACCCAACCCACGGGCACGGGTGAAGGTCATCCCACCGCCGCTGCTGCAACGAAGCGCCTGCCCTTTGCCGTTGCTGTCGGTAGAACGAATGTTGCCGATTGCCTTTGCCATTGTGGTGTGGTTGTGAACGATGGAATCATAGCACGGGGGCAGGCGGTGCCCACCCCCACGAACGGGGTCACCCCCACTGAATGCCACGAACGTCGGAGGCGAAGCGATCGGAGTAGATGCCCGCCAACCACCAACCCTCAGAGGGGTTGATCTGTCCAGCGAAACGAAACTGGGGGGCATCATCGGTCTTGCGGGCAACCCACATGATCTCACGGGTTTCCAGGTTTGAGCAGGCGGAGTAGATTGCCATCGGATCGGTTGCGGTTGCTTTGGAATTCTACAGGGTCAGGGGGCGGATGGTCAACCCGCCCCGTAGGGTTCAGCGGATCGGAACGTAAGCGACGCTCACCTCAACGTAGAGGGGTTCGTCGGTATTGAAGTCGTCCATCCGCTCCCGTAGCACCGCTGCCTCTGCCTCTGCCTTCTCAGCGGAAGCGTAGAGGGCGAACAGTTCGGGACGGTCGTAGTAGTCGTTGCCCGTGGTGAAGATGGCGTATGCTTCGGTCATCGGTTCAGGTGGGGGTGTGAACTGAGAGAATTCTACAGGGTCAGGGGGCAGGGGTCAATACCCCAGCCACACCAGGAACTCACCAGCATCGACCCCACCGAAAGCAGAGGTCGTGCCATAGTCGGTGCGGAAGTCATCCCACAGACCGTGCTGCTTGGCAGCGTGTGCCGCTTCAATCCAATAGATGGTGCCATTCTCAGGGTTGGTGATTTCAGCGATCAGGTCGGGGAAGGTCATCGGGTTCAGGTGTGAACTGGAATCAGTATAGCAGGTCGGGGGCAGGGGTCAACCTGCCCCGTAGGGGTCAGCGCCCGTCAGTGTAGTCTCCGATGATCACTCCATTGCAGCGGACCTGAGCGTATCCGTATTCCTCAGAGAGGTCAAGGCAGAGCAACCATGCACGGTCCTCATCAGTGGTGGTGTTCTCCCAAGGGGCGGAGGGGCAGATCACGTCGTAGCGGGTCATCGGTCTTTGTCTGAACTGAGATCAGTATAGAGGGTGAGAGGGGGCAGGCGATGCCCCCGATGTGCCAGTTCAGAGTTTGGCAAGGAGTGCGTTGGCGATCTTATCAGCAGCGCCCTGCAGGTTGTCACGGACGATCAGGCGAAGGATCTCAGCGCCGTCAGGGGTGGAGTGCATTTGGCGGATCATGCTAGGGGTGAAGCAGTCCCACGTGATCACGTCAGCAGTCTGCAGGAGTTGGGCTTCGGTGTTAGAGATGGTGTGGGTCATCGGTCTTTGTCTGAACTGAGATCAGTATAGAGGCAAAAGGGAAGGGGTGTCCCCCTCCGTTGTGCCACTATCAGAATTGGATTTCCTGGTCGGTGGGTTCGCCTGCAGGGGCAGTATCATCGGCGGCGATCGTTTCCAGGACCTGCAGCAGTTCGGTGCCAGTGGTGGCACGGTTCAGCAGGGAGGCAGCGAGGTCAGCAGTCATTAGAGTCAGAAGGTTATGGTTTGTTGGGCGTCTTTAAGGGCGCACCCGCTCCCATTGTATCAGTCAGCGATCAACATGTCATCATCCCACTCGCAGCAGGTCTCCAGATAGAGATCGATTTCCTCTGCAGTCCAGCACTCAGGCATCTCATCGATCTGAGGGGCATCGGTGAAGTAAAGAGCGGTCATCGGGTTCGGGTGGTGAACTGAGAGAATTGTAGAGTAGCTTAGGGTCCTGATCAGGACCCTTGTGCCAGTGCCTCAGGCGGTTGCTAAGGCGGATTCCATCTTAACTTCTTTGGTGTCGATTAGAGCATAATCAAAGTCACCTTCTTCCAGTTTCTTGGCATATGCTTCGGCAGCAGACTTACAATCAAAGAGGCACAGGGAATCGAAGGATTCACCTTCATAATCCCAACCACCGATCACTGCGTAGACTTTCATCGGGTTGCCTTGTGAACTGAGATCAGTATAGGGGGTCAGGGGGGTCAGATGGCGGCGATCTGTTCCAGTTCCTCAACTGTCACAGGGTTCCAGGTGCTGAACAGGGTGACGGCATTCAGAACCCGCCCCATCGTCTCAAGATCGGTCTGGGGGTCATCCAGCACGTGATCCATGCCAATGCTCATCAGGCGGTGAATCACGGCGTAGGTTTCCTTACTGATGGTGATCTCCATAGGGTCCGTTGCGGTTGAGATCAGTATAGAGGGTCATCGGGCGATCAGGTCGCCTGCAGTGTACAGTGCCTGAGATGTCACAGTGCGGATGGGTTGCATCGGACCCCAGAACGTGTAGAGCAGAGCACCAACGATCACAAGACGGAACATGGTAGCACGATGGAAGTCTGGGGTCCGGGAGCGGGTCAGGGTTCGGATCATCGCTCTAACTGTGCCAGGGAAGACGGAGCGATGTGAGAGGGAGAACCACAGGAGCGGTAGAACTCTACCATACGGTCAGCTTCCTCCTTGGTGGTAAACCACTGAGAGCGCCACTCACAGGAGTTGTAGGGGGTTTGGTAACGGACTTCGAAGCGCAT